GCCGGTGTTTGCGGAGACCTCCATCCGTGCCTGGCGCTCACCAGGGCAGGTGCCCATCCGAGTGAACGAGGAAGGTCTCTGGGGTCGTGACGAGGACGGCAACGCCTCCCTGGGTTGGTCGTCAGTGGACGGCAAATCCTGGGGCGGACAGACGCTCGGCAAAGGCGACTTCCTGCTGGGACATGGCACTGAATATATGCTGTGGGACGCCAGCGCAGCTACGCTGAACATTACAGGGGGTATTACTGCCAAACGCGGTGAGTTGCAGTCGCTAAACGTGTCGGGGCTACTTGATATGGTCTCCGGCGGCAAAATCCGCGTGGGTACTGGCACGAAAGACGTAGACCTCACCGGCTGGCTCATTGACGATGCTGAGATCGTAGGCCAGAACGGCGCAGGTACGGATGAGGTATGCCTGACTAGTGAGGGAAAGGTCACGGCGGGGGACGGCGTAGAGATCAGTGGTTCTGGTATCAACATCTACGGCACAGATAACGCGCTTACCACCAGGGCTACCAAGACCGGCACAATCCAGTGTAGTGTTAACTCCGCTGGGGCGATTACAGCAGGGGCAGATGCGGTAACGCTCGACGCGAATGGTATTGAAATAAAAATGCCAAGTGTGCATCTAACCAAGGGAGCATATTCTTTTGGTTCAACAATCTCTCACCTAGATAAGGTAGGTGTATTTGCCAGTGAGGGCACTGGTCACGCTGGCGTTTTGCTTAGTTGTGGAGGGGTTACGACCTTGCCTGCCTGCGAAACAAATGCAGTGGTTGCGGCACAATCAGCAGCAACATATTTGGCCCATGCAACGATTTTGGCCTCCTCTGGTACAAAAGGGGCCTATCTAGAACTCCGGGCGGATAGCGATGCCGCTAGTTATAGTTACATAGTGGCCGATGCGGAATATCTGAAACTCGGTACCACCACGACAATGGACCTTCGTTACAATGGCGACTTGCGCCCAGTGCGCGGAGGCTCCACCAAGACCGGCTACATCTACGTACCGCTCACTGAAGTTGTGGTGTGGAACGGCGTTTCAAAGGCGGTAGGGACTTACGGCCTCACGGCCAGTGACTTGGGGATTCCTACAGAGGCGAAGGCGGTGAGCATTTCATTGATTGCCAGATTCGCACTCTCTGGCAGTGCCTATTATGCTTACGCACGCAAATATGGCGTGGATGAATCTGTGGTAGTCGTACACTCGCAACGAGCTAATACGTACATTGACGCCTGCGGCGTCGTGAATTGCGATAGCAGCGGGCGGATTCAGGTCGTGGTCGGCGGAGCGACTTCAAACTCTACATATTTACGGGTACACGGGTATTATATCTAATCAAAGGAGATTGAAATGAAGATGACGTTAGGAACCATCGAGGATATTTGTACGGGACGCAACTCGGTGCTGAACCAGTTGTTAAAGGCCGAGCCGAAACCACCAGTGAAAGTAGGGTATTGGCTAGGCAAGAATGCACGTCACTTACGCGCCGAGTTCAAGCACCTGAAGGATCAGCAGCGTGAGTTAATTCTGTCTCTGGGGGCGGAGCAACAGGAGAACAATCTACTTGCCCTACCTGAAGGAGACGAAGAAGCAGCTACCAAATGGGATGAGGGGTGCGAGGAGCTACGTGGCATTGAAGTTGAGGTGGACATTCACGTGTTTAGCCTCGATGAACTGAAGGACTTCAACCCAGGACCTGCGCTGTTCGAGGTGTTTCACTTCATGTTTGCCGAGAAAGAGAATTGAGGCTTACATTTCTGACGCTGGCCGACCTGCACGCAGGAAGTGCGTTCTCGGCATTTCCACCAGGGATGAAGTTGTCCACTGGCACACGCCCCCGTCTTAATCGCGGCCAGCTCTACCTCAACAAGGTGCTCAAGGAAATTCTGCGGCAGATACCTGACCGCCTAGACGCCATTTTGCTTCTTGGTGATATGACCGAGGGCGAGAACTACCACGAGAACGGACGCTACCTCACCGAGGGCGACCCCGTGTATCAGGGGCGCGCTGCTAAAGAGTTGCTGGATCCTTTCAGAGAACGTCTTGTCCCTGGTGGCCCCCTCTTTATGCTCAGTGGCAGTGGCTATCACGTAGGCAAGGGAGACGCTCACGAAGAACAGCTAGGCGACCTACTGGACACCACCAGGAATAGCGGGGGTGGGCGAGTCTTCTCTCACCTACAACAACCCATCTTTGGCAGCAAGACAGTCATGCTCGACGCGGCCCACCACCAGAGCTACACCAATACCAACCTGGCGATGCCCATCGAGAGAGAGGTGCGAGACTACTTCGAGAACGCTGGCCGTGGCTGTGACCCAGCCACCAAGCACCTGTGGCTGCTGCGGGCACACGACCACCACGGCTACAGATTGTTGCAAGACGAGGTTTCCACCGCTTGCGCACACATGCCCCTGAAGCTACAAGACGTATTCTCCCAAATGTCCAAACGTCCCAATCGCGGCAAGCCACGTTCGCTGGGGGCCGTGTGGTGGGAGATTGCGGATGAGCCACCCTATGTAGTAGCTCATCCTATGTGCTTTGCCATACCACAGACTGCACTCAAGCCCATATTCACCAAAGGAAAGAAGCGTGCCAATAAGTCCTAACTTTACCAACAATGACCTCTTGGAAGAAATACGAGCCGCCATCCCCCAAATGGGAGACGACTTCATGACAACTGCGGAGATCGCCAAGGAATTGGGCATCAGCCCCAAAACGACACGCGCTAAACTACACGAGATTCTGGACAGGTTGATACCTGGCAAAAAGCAGATTGTTACTATGAGCGGTGTCAAAACTTTTGTTCCGGCATATAAGATAAAAAAGGAGATCGAGAATGATCAAGAAACGACTGCACTTTAGCGGCGAACCCTGGCAAGAAACATACAATGGAGAAGTCTACAATGAGGTCTCATCTCCTCGCCCCTGGGTGAGCTGGTGGGAAGAGGGCGGTAATCCCTTTCCCTGGGACCCCAACAATACCCAGGGCTATCGACGCCCCGAAACCAAGCGGATCCCCAAGGCTCCGCCTTACCTCGACCCACCTCGTGTATTACCAGAAGAGGACTTCGCTTTTCAGAGCTTCACTTTCTATGGGGTACATCACAGTGGCCTGTACCAACAGATTGAAGTGCCAGCGGGTGCTACTGTTAAGGCAACCGGATATGCACATGCCTGGTATAGTGGCGCAGACAATCCCCACGAATCTTCTGGTGGCCCCGGCGATTTCACGCAGATGGTGGGCATCGACCCAACCGGTGGTACCGACCCATTCTCACCAAGTGTAGTGTGGAGTGCGCCGGTGAGCAACTACGACACCTATAAAGAGACTTCTGCGGCAGAAGCAGTGGCTGTAGACACCACCGTCACCATTTTCACCAGAGAGTGGTGCAAATGGCGGCTGAAGCACGCCGATGGACAGTGGGGCGCCGTAGACCTCGAAATCTCTGCCCCCACACCTCCCCCAGTCCCCCCAGACGGCACACTGAGCCTCGAGGCAGTCATTGCTCTACTCGAAGCCCACTGGCCCACCACGGAGCCACCTGTGACACCAGGGGATACTGTGGCGGGGATGACGCCCTACTCCATGCGCGATCCTGAGTGGGCCGCCGACATCATGGTCACGCGCCCATTGGGAAAGGCGGGCTGTGCTGTTACGGCATCTGCTATCATCAGTTCCCTGGTGGATAAGACCGTTACCCCAGGAGTGCTCAACACCAGGCTCAAGCTGGTGGATGGCTATACGCCTGTGGGACATCCCCAGGGACCAGACTTGCTCTACTGGGCCAAAGTGGCCGAGGTCGTTCCTGGTGTTCACTTTGTAGAATACGCCAAGTGGACAAACACCCCCGCTGATGTGGCTGCTGTAAAGACTGCGCTGGCTGCCAACGGCCAGGTTATCCTGGGTGTAGACTATGATCATACTGGCGACTACGACTCTCACTTTGTGGTGGGATATGCGCTGACCGAGGATGGTCAGGACATCAAGATCATCGATCCGTGGAGCGGAGATACTACCACCTTGCTCACACGCTATGGAGCTCCGGGCTGGGACCTGGCGCGTGCTATCTATGCTATGGCAGTATTTTCATTCCAGGCCACAAATACCAACCCCAACAAGGTCGGGCTGCATGTCCAGAATTGGACACAGGGTGTAGCTGACTTTGTTACGGCTGTCAAGCCCGCCGTCGTCAAGGTGTTTGATGTCAGTGACATCACCAAGGTGTGGGCCTGTAATCCCGACGCCCTAGTGGTCTACCGTCACTGGGTAGACGGCGACGGCACCTACCTGGATGGCGACATCTCGGCCAAAGTCAATCATTTCGTAGACAAGTTCGCGGGAGCCCTGGTGGCCCTGAGCGACATTCCCCAGGTACAGCAGGGGCTGCTGGCCGTTGAGAGCATCAATGAAGTCATGGCGGGCAGCAACATCGTGCGCGCCGTACAGTTCGACCGCGAGTTCATTCGAGTTCTGCGGCAGAAGTGCCCTCTGGTGCGGCCTGTAGTTGCGACCATCCCTGTAGGCAATCCACAACCAAACGAGATTCCGGCAATATTGCCCCTGGCGCAGGACATCGTGGCAGCCAACGGCTTCATGGGCTATCACAACTACTGGGGAGCCAGGGATGGGGTGTCGTTTCTGGAAGACGAATGGAAATGGTATGCGGGTCGTTTCGAGATGATGCAAGATTACTTTGTAGCTAATGGAGTTGCGCCCAACTGGGTGTTTGGTGAGACCGGCGCAATCAAGATCGAGACCACTGGTTACATGCCACCCAATGCTGGGTGGGTTGAATGTCTTGGCGAACTAACCAAATATGCTGCTGACGTAGCAACCTACAAGCGGCTACTCAACGAAAGCCGTTATGCCGCCAATGTGGTTGGTGGCTGTCTGTTCACGGTGAATACCATGGGTGGGTGGCCTAATTTCCGCCACGACGACGCTGTCTTGGCTAAACTTACTGAGGTGCTAAGTGCTTAACAAAAACATGACCAACGACGAGGTTGCATTGGATCGCGTGTGGGTTAAGAACCGCTCGCGCTACATCTGCGGCCTGTACCACAAATACGCAGATGATCTACTGCGAGTGCGTGCCGAACAAAAGAAGTTCTATCAGCGAGTAATGGCAAGCGCCCAGTTCGATGATGTAGAGGCCGAGTTTCTGTACTTGAGTATGCGCGCCATGAAACCCCAAACTGTGGTGGAGGTGGGGTCGGGTGTCTGCTGGTCTACGTCCTGGTTGCTACAGGGGCTGCGTGACAACGCAGCAGGGCAGTTAATAGCTTATGACATCACTGATCACACGGAACGCCTGCCAGAAGCCCTTAGAGAGCGTCTGGTGTTCACGTGTGGCGATGTGCGCGAGCAGGAGATTCCAGAGCACATCGACTTCTTGCTGTCTGATTCTAATCACAATGAACCCTTCGCCAGTGAGTTAATGGCAACCACGTTCCCTCGTGTGCGCCCTGGTGGCCGCATCTGTGTCCATGACGTGTTCCAGATAGCTACACCGGCACACGGAGAGGCAATTGCGGTATTCCGTTACTTGGACAAGCTGGGGGTCAAGTGTTACACGCCTGCCAAGTGCTTTCCCAAGACGTGGGACAAAATACAGGCCGTGCGTGCTGAGATCGGCATTACTGAGCCGATTCACTTCTGGGACAGCAACCCGCTGCTTATCTTCGACGTACCTAATTCACCCTCCCATGCGGAGAGATTATGAATATCGCTGCTATTTCCCTGGTGAGTGCCGACTGCGCCAATGAAGACAAGACCAAAGCGGTGGGCGACATCTTGCGCGAGCACGGCTGGGACTTGCACCTCAAAATAGACCCAGTGTGGCTGGGGTTCGCCTCCAAGCTGCACTGGGCGCACAAATGTGCACGCGATCTCACACAATACACACATCTTGCCTTCTTCGACGCCAGGGATGTAGTGGTGCTGGCCGGCCCGGAGCAAACGCTCGAACGATTCTTGGCATTCGAACACCCCTGGGTTTGCGGCGCAGAGCCATATCCCTGGCCCACTAATGCCTACGATCTCAACACCTATCCTACTTGTAACACGGCCTACCGCTTTCTAAATAGCGGGGTCTACATTGCAGAGCGCGAACACCTACTGGCGTGCTTCGAGAAATGGCCGGAGATACAGGGCGACGACCAAGAATGGTTAACCAATCGTTTCTTGGAAGGAGACGACATTCTGCTGGACCACAACTGCGAACTGGTCCAGAACATGTGCGGCTCTGAATCCCTGGTGGAGATTTCCTATCAGCGAGCCTACAATCGAGCTACGGGGACTTATCCAATAGTGATTCATTGGAATGGGGGTGCCGATCTGACCACACCAGAGAGGAGAATACTGTGGGAAAAGACTTAATGGCCGAGGCTGACAGCTGGGTCGATACTGAGGAATGTAACGGGGATATAGTCAGGCGTTTCACGGAGTATGTGAACGCCAGGGCTGATCTCAAGGCTCACCGAGACTTCGTGGAGCAGCGTGTGTATGGCTTTGGGGAGCGTGCTTTCTACTGGGTTTGGAAGCTGTTAGTGGACGAGATGCCTGCTAACTTCCGTTTCCTGGAAATTGGGGTGTACAAGGGGCAAATACTCTCACTTGTGCGTCTGCTTTCACAGGACGCCTATATCCTGGGGGTTACTCGGCTGGACTCGTTCTCTGGTCCCACGGGGATGTTCCCTAAGTTTCCAGACGACGACTATGCTGCTCACATCAAGAACTTGCACGATCACTTTGGACAGCCCTATCCTGACATCTACGTGGGTGACTCTACAGCAGATAAGACTCACCAGGATATTGGGGACATGGAGTTGTTCGACGTTGTCTATATAGATGGGTGTCACGAATACCCCTACGTAGTCAGCGACCTGAAGTTCTACTCACAGCGCGTGAGGCCGGGTGGCTTCCTGGTGATAGATGACTCGGCCACTTTCCTCCATGAGCCTTGGGGGTTCTTTCAGGGTATCCATGATGTATCACGCGCAGTTCGTGGTATAATTGAGAGCGATCCGACATGGAGACATCTCTTAGCTTGTATGCACCTGCGGGCCTTTCAGAAAGATGGTTAAGGAGAACGGAGTGCTGGCAAGATTAGCGCGCGAACAGCCAAGGCGCTGCGGCTACTGATCAAGAACGCGCGCGCGAGTGATCGGAAATAATAACCAAAGGAGAAAACCATGAATGAGGAACTGTCTGTTGTATTGGAATGGGTTGTGGCAGCGATTACATCACCAGGGTTAAAAGCGATTGTGGGTGGTGTGCTGCTTGATGCTGTGCTGGGTGTTTCGCTGGCCCTGAAGCTAGGAGACTTCGACTGGCGTAAGTTGGCACAGTTTTTGAAAACCAACATTGCGCCCTATGCCGTCGCCTACATTGGCCTATACGTGATCATGGCTAGCCTGGGGTTGGCCGAGTCTGACCTGGGCCTGGCCGGTGCGCAGGTATTGTTGAGTGGCCTGATTACCGCGAACCTATTGGGTGACATCGCCGACAAAATTAAATGGCTCACCCTCGACGAGGAAGACCGTCTGGCATATCTTTAGTATAACAAGAATCACCAGGGATAAGGAGTTCTGCGGCAGAAGCCCTCTTTCCCTGGTGATTCTTTCTCACTCTCACACCACGCGAGACCGGTTACCGTTTCCGATTATGTTGCCGTAGCCCGCGATATTGACCTGCGCACCCACTGTCTGCCCGCGCTGATCAAAGGCAGTGGCCACCATGGGTACCATGGACAACTCCTCTCCTACCACATATTCACGACCACAATAGGGACAGTGAATAACCTGTCCTCGGCGCACGACAAATGTTTCGCCGTCCCCAATGACTGCCGAGGGCTTGACCTTCAATAAGGCCCCACATCCCGCGCATTGCAAATTTATCAGTTTCATGTTTCCCCTCCCTTGGCCAAACTAGGCCGTCTCGGTCTCGGCAGCAGCGCGCTTTCCCAGGTAGTCATTCAGCGCCTGGGCGAACAGCGTCGTCACCGTCGCTCCAACCGCCATGGTATTGTCGAGCAGGGTGCGCACGGCCTCAGTCTTGCCATAAACAACTACCTCTTGCTTGGTGAAATAGCCGTCCCCATTGTCAATCTGTACCGTCACCGTCGCCCCCAATTCGTCATTCATCTTGTGTCTCCTTTGTGTTGTGATTAAGTATTTCTGCTATTGCTACTGCGGTTTCTCTAAAAGGATAGACATGTACTCTAAACAGTCCACCCTCGTGAGCACCGGCGATGTTCCCTCCTTGGTCAAGCACCACAAAGCACTCACAATCGGCAACAAGCAGCATGATTCTACTCCGTCCAAGCACCTGGCCCTTCTCGAATCTTTTTACTGTATAGCGCATGCTTGCCTCCCAAAACGACAAACCATCATCTCGAACAACGTTTTTCTCCTCCTGCTCGTGAAATAGGGGCACAAGAGGGGCCGAATCGTACTTGCCTGATCGCCGCGTGCCATACGCGCCGCACTCGGCGCATTCCCAATCATCGCCCACGGCAACTGGTTCGGGCAGGAGCGCGTCGCAATTGGGGCAGTGTGTCCAAAGTCGAATCATTTGTCTACCTCCTTTATCAAAGACCCCCCTCCCCATAGCGGGCAGCTGATACACATGAACTGCCCGCTTAGGAGGAGGTGTGACTTACTTGGTTTGCATTGTTGCTCTAACTGCCCTACTTATCTCGTCGGCAACTTGGGGGTTCTCTTCCAGCCATGTCTGTGTTGCGACAGTACCGTTTGCTATGCGCTCACCAAGATAATACGACCATGGTCCCTTGGTGGTGATGACGCCAGTTGCTTTGGCGGCAGACAGAATATCACTGGCGTGATGGATCCCACTGCCGTACACAATGTCAAACTCTGCGGTGCGATATGGGGCCGCGCAAGAATTCTTTTTCACTATTGTTTTCACTGTTTGCCCGGTGCGCGCTTTCTCTGGACCCAGTAACTTGATCATACTTAGCCTGACTCGCAGCGAGGCATAGAACAACAGTGCCTTGCCAGCCGAGGTAACTTCGGGATTGCCCCAACGCTTGCCGATGTCGACCCGTGTTTGATTGAGAAACACAACGCAGGTGTTTTTCAGGATGCGGTGTATGTGCTTCAGATTCTGGCTCATCAGGCGTGCCTGGATGCCCACGTGTACATCACCAGGATCTGATTCCAGCTCCGCCCTTGTGATGAGCGCACTCACGGAATCTACGATCACCAGGTCGATAGCGTCCATTTCTGCGGCAGAAATGATGAGTCTCATCGTGTCTTCTGCGCAGGTGGGTTTTACCAACAGAAAGTCGTCACTCAGAACATCCACGCCGCAGGCTTGCATATAGCGTGGATCAATCTTGTGCTCCACGTCGATGTACATAGCACGCCTGCCGGCACGCAGATTCTCGGCCACGGCGCAACTAGCCAGTGTAGATTTGCCGCCGCCTGGCGGCCCGTATATCTCTACTACCTTTCCCTGGGGAAACCCCCCGATGCCGGTAGCGACATCGAGGGATAGTGACCCAGAGGGAATTGATGACACCGGGGGCGGCTGTCCATCAAAGATGGTGAAGACGGTCGGCCCCATCGCCTTGATCATGGCTTTACGGAAGACCGATAGCTTCTTTTCTGCTGTCTCCTCAGGCGTGGTCGTCATTCAACTTTCTCAAGCGTAACGACGTTCTTGTAGGGATTGCCATCCTGGTCAGTCTTGGTGCTTAGCGCGTAGTAAACACGCGCCTTGATAGCATGATCGGTATCCAGGATACCCAGTTTATCCTTGGTAATTCCTTGCTCTGCTAGCCAGGGAGCGACAGCCAACAAGTTCCCGCGCCCCTTGAACCAGGAGGCTCTCGTGGTATCGTTACCAAAGACTATATACGGCTTGCCCTGCGCGCTCTTGATGCTGCGCACATACTTGGCAACAAACTGCTGGTCGGATTGGGGAGCAGATTCCGTGGGCGGCTCTTCCTTTGGTGCCCCCGTAAATCCGTCAGTGTCCTCACCGGTACTAACATTCAAGGCGGCGCACTCGGCATAGCGTTTTGTGTACGAAATAGCTACTCCCCAGGTTTGCGCCTCATTGAGACCCCTTTTCACTTCCAGGTTGGGGACCTGCGCGGTTTCGCTAATCCATTGCCCACTCGAATGCATTAACACAGTCTCTACCGTCGAGCCGGTTATATCGCCACCAAGTAACTGCATAATTGCCAGCCCATGCTTGCTCAACACCCCTCGATTGGCGTTGATCACCGCGTCAAGTGTAGCATAGTTGTTTTTTAAGAATGGATTCTGGGCATCCTTGGGTACTGGCAAAAATTCCCCTTGTGCCTTAGCCAGGGCCGCCGCCAACTCGTTAATCTGGTCACTCTTTTGCATCGCTATCCTCCTTAGACTTCCAGACTGTGTTCCAGCGCCGCTATCTTATCATTGAGATACCGTGCTCGCGCAATTACTTTGTCGAGATTGTTGATACAAGGACTGTGGGGCTCTGGTTCCTTGATGGTTCCCATGACTCCTTCAACCAGTGTGTTTTCTGGTGTCCGTAAGTATTTAAGTTTCTTGAACAGAACCTCAATCAGCGATAGCGACTTCTCTACCGTCTCCGCGAGCTTCGTTGTGCGGTCTTGTAGACCATGCAACGTCCTTTCTTTGGCATTTACATCTATTGCGTATTCATTCCGTTCCAACATTGTCTTCTCCCTTGATTGCCGCTTTCACGGCTGCGATTGCTTCTTCCAGTTTTTCCATCCATTTCTCGTGTAGTCCGTCGAGCTCGGCGGGCTGGCCGTTGGTGTAGGCGTACCAGCTCTCTACGGAGGGGATTTCCCACCAGGCACCAACGGCTCCATCGAGCTTCCACAGTGCCCGGGTTATGGCATCGGGTAGCTTGGATGTCTTGGCCACTGTCTTCATGTCACCTCCCCTAGATTTGGACTAAGGACGCGCCGGGCGTACCCAGCACGTCCTCGTTACTGTTTCCACACATGGTGGATCAGCTATGCCGGTTACGGTCTTCCGGCGTGGCCTCCGCTGATGTGCTGCCACCGCGCCCTGACGTGGGGTACAACTAACGCAGAGCGTCAGAAGATCTCTCTCCGCACATGGCGGAGGAGTACAATCCAGCTTCGTGGATATTCTTTTGCCAACGGTGTCCGTTACCACAGATAAGCAGAAAAAACAACACCAAGAGAATAATGATCTTGCACTTCATGCGCCCGTCAGCGTGAGAGCAACTGAGTGTGACATCGTAAAGGCGACACCCTCGTCAGGATACCCGCAGTAGTCCAGTGTATCAGGCTGGTCGTCTTCGTAGGGCGGCTTCAGGTAGTTTCCAACCCTCCAGCCGTCCACAATGCGCAGCGCAGGCAAGTATTTGTTGAGAGGGGCACCAGGAATAAGCTTATACAGCCAAGCCCCCTGTCCATCGGGCATGTCTGCATTGATCCCTTCCTGAAACGGAACGCCAGCAGCCACCAACTTTACTTCAGTAATTACGGGCTTCATGTCTACTCCATATACTTGCTAAGATCGCGCGCGATGGTGGCGCGCCGCTCTTGAGAAATGGTGACAAAGTCTGGCCCCATGATCTTGGCAGCCCGCTCAAAGACCGTTTTGTTCAATCGCAGAGCTTTGGGTAGGTGTTTGGCAGAGAACGTCAGAGCAGCCTGTGGATCATAGTCAAGTACGGTGTACATCTTGATTTTGACTGCTGGGTGAGGTGTTTTCTCTCCCAAGGTGTCATAGATTTTGGTTGCTGTGTCTCGCACCTCTTGCTCGACGGCGCTCGCTGTGGCCGTGGCGTTTTTCAGATTCTCACGCATTACGGCTAGCTGTTGTCCCAGATCGGAGGCCGCTAGCTCTGCTTCTGCCGCAGATATTTGTTGCTTGATCGTCTTGATCTGCTGGCGTTGTTTTGCCAAGTTTACCACAGCTTCATTGATAGTGATAGATTTCACCGTTTACTCCTTATGTTTAATTGTGACCGTGCCCGGATACTTAGTCCATGACAGTGCTAGATTGTTGAGAGCGGTACTTACTTGCTCCACGACTGCATCAAGGTTGGCATCACAGTCAATTTCCACCCACGTCTTGTATTTGGGTGACCCGACATCGATTTCCTCGTCCCCATATTTATTATCGACACACGTAAACACCACAACCTTACTCATATTACCTCCTTTGTTTAACCGATAATACCTAAAAGAAAGTCCAGATAGCGGCCCTCGTCTATGTAGCCACCCATTTGCTCCAAAGACACACCGTTCATCTTGGTGCGTCTAACCGATTTCGCCTTTCCTTGGTGAGCCAGCCCTGCCGCCACGCGGAAGTCACCATCTGTCGTTTGCCAGTTGTCGTATTTCGTATCGTTCAGACGCATACCCAGGTCAGCCAAGCGCACTATCTCTTGGTGTTCTTCTGGATACTGACTGAGCCGACCCCCGGGGAGATAGTGAAGATACTCACTGCGCAACTGCTGGTACCAGGTTGCTATGGTGCACGCGCCATACAGCGCAGCCATCACAAACAACATCGCCTTAGCCATGGGCTTGGTCTGTCCGTGTGCCTCGTGACATACGGGGTGCAAAGGCACAACGTTATACTCGTGAAAGATCAAATACTGTTTATCGAGCGGTACAGCATTTCTTTTAACCAGCCATTCGTGGTAATGCGGCTTGCCCCTGATGGGTTGTTTGCACCAGGGGCAAATGAGACAGAATGTCTTGGTGGTTTTATTCCACTTGGTGTGCCGGACAGCAACGATCCTGTTGATCGTATTTCTTTGCTCTGTCATTCTTTGAGAAAAGCCTCGATTACTTTTGGCATACTTGCGCTCATGCCTACTACGTTCAAAGACAAGGCATCTTCGGGATCGGTGATTCGCGTTTCCGTGGAACAAATGCCGACTACAATCAGTTTACTCGGCTTGCCGCTGAATTGCCGATACTCCCTGATTGCTTGACACAGATGCTGACTACCCGCCCATGTTTCCTCGTCCCCGTAAAGCACAAAGGCATCTACGTCCTTGAGATTATTCTTTATAGCATACCGAATTGGCTGAGTGTAATCAGTGCCACCGCTTGCCTTAACCAGGGACATAATATCATCTAATCGTTGGCGTGGGCTAATCGGCAGCTTCCAACACTCTCTGTTGAAGCCCAAGATCAATGATTGTGGATCGGCGCGCACGGTTATCATAGCCACGGCTGCTACTGCCTCGAGATTTGACATGCCCTCGATGGGAATTCGGGTTCGCATGTTGTAACCTGCAGCGACACGGGACCAGCTCATCGATCCCGATTGGTCTAGCCCAACCACGATATTCTTGCCGGTTGGTTGTACATTGCTAAACGACAGGTAAAAGGCGTCATTCAGCGCGTCTACAATCGCAGGTTCTGGTTTCCATCCCAACGAACCCAGCTGCCCGTGTCCTTGGCGATACACATACAGCGCATTGAGCACCGTCCAAGGGTGAACACGACCACGCTGAAGCAAGTCTTTATCGGTCAATTTGCCCACCGCTAACTTTGTGTTATCATTCCAGGCGGTGTCAAATATTCCCAACGAGGTCATCTTGCCCAGGTTGCGGATTAGAGCAGTGATTGGCATTTTCACTAGCAATGCTTCCCACACCCTTCGATCACGCAGAGCTTCTGTCGGCAACATTTCGCGTACTAGATTGTACTTGTTCACCAGGGCGGGAATGTCCGCGTTTTTCGCCTGCGCGCACAGGTATCCCCGTAATGCTTTCGGCGCGAGGGTTTCCGTCTTCCAATTGCCCTGGGCTATGTAGCCATACAGAGCGTCATGGCCGCGATCTGGTGCAACGGGATGCGCCAAACGCAACATGTCTCGGTGGGTGTACCCATGCCGATTGCGATATTTTACTGCCTGATACGCAAGCTTATCCAAGTCGCGCTCATTGTACCAGGCAGCGGTGGCATTGCGCCGCCCACGTCCCCAACCAACGCCCAGCTCATCCAAGTACTTTTGCCATTCAAATAAATGTGTTGGAATACGACATACCTTTGGCATGGCCTCAAAAGCAGCCCGGCGGGTCACAACATCACCATACTTCACAGCCATCGCCAGCGCAAAAATAGCGGGACTATTCTTTACCGCCTCACCACTTACACTAACCTCGGTGGCGATTTGCACTACCCTTGGACCATTCTTCTTGATGCATTTCAATACTACTTGTGCATTCTCGACAGTCAGCGGCTTCTCTGCTAGATAGAATGTCCCGCCTTCAGTGCCAATGACGAGGAAGCGGTGCAACCTAGCCCATTTCTTGTCTTTGAACCCATAGCCGCCCGCCGCATTCTGTTGCATCTCGCGGCCAAAGACTGGCTCGGTTTGTGATGTGTGCTTCTGCGTTACGTGTTTCGCGTAATCCATTCCGACCTCCTATATGAGATAAATTTGGAAAGCCGAACAAGTTTGTGCGAGTAGAAGATTTGTACTAACCAGACATACTGCCTGACTTTGTGATAATCTAATCGCAACGGCTCGGCTTGTGACCTGGATGGGCATCGAACCCATATCACGATCTTCGCAAGATAACTGACGGGCCATCGGCTCAAATTGAGCAAGTTGCGGCAGTCAGGTTTACGTGCTTTGTCCATTAAGCTACCAGGTCATATTGGGCAAGTTAATCGCCAGCGGGATCGTTTATGGAGATAACCCGCGATTGGCTCCGGCCCAAAGAGAGGACGGCAGGACTTGCACCTGCATCTGTACAGTTGAGCGACAACTGTGGCTCTGCGATTGAGCTACGCCCTCTGAAAAACGCGAGCAAGTTAATGGCTGTGGGAATTTCATTAGCAGTGATAACCCAGCGCCTTCGGCTCGCATTTGTTTTACTTGTCGTCCCCAGATTGTATGCGCTCAAGCTCCTGGGACACCAGACGGTCTACGATGGAGATCATGCTCTTGCCAGTCAACGCATAGAGCATCCGCAGTTTCTTGAGTGTCACTTTCCAAACCTTGAAAGTTTGTGTTTCCATGTCGTTATTATACCACCTATACCCGTATTTGTCAAGCTAGGTGTTTTCTCCGTGCTTCTGATCCATTTTCCTTGCTTAGTGCGATGATATAGCGGCGCCAGCTCTACAGTTCTGCCGCAGAACTGACATTTCTCAGATGGTCTCCCGCTGAAGATTTGGGTGACAGACATTCTCGAGGCTTCGCAATCACACATACCCCAGTACAGCTGTTGGCGTTGGCGGTTACTGTTCCACCAAAGGATAATACCAAATAGCCTAGCTACTGGTGGTAGTGGAATGGCGGTGTCGGGTCTCAAGACCACGAACCACCCCACTCTTTCAGCGTGGACTGGTGGCCGTATTGCTTGTCGAGCCACTCTGTTACAACTCTCTGGTGTTCTGGTTGTTCCAGGAAGTGGCGTAACACTCCCAGCTCCTCTGGCGATAGTTCGTTAAAACTGCTCACCGGATGTCCAAAGACTTCTTCTGCAAACCGCAGGCGGATAGTGCGCGCACTGTCCCCGAAGCCCAGGACGGTCCCGTTTTGGAATGTTATGGTTCCCTTGGTGATGTCCAGCCCCAGTTCCTCTGTGCCAGCCTTGATGGCTCGTTTGAGATAGCCAGCCGTGATGCCTGGTGTAGTGTCTGAATGAACAACGCCATCGAAGCCGTCTCTGACCTCGTCTGCTAACATTTGCCCTCCTCTGTCGCAAGGTTTCCCATTTGCGCTTTATAATCGATGTGGCCCCGATGGGAATTGAACCCATTGCATCACGTAGGATGTTTACCGCTTCGCTGGCATTGTCGCGCTTGTCCAGCCGGGGCCATTGGTCACATATCTACTCTTGACAAAAGTAAGGTGATGATCTCTTCCCACACAGGGTCATTGGCAGAAATTGTGTTCAGCAGGCTGAACATCTCTGGTGCCAGCCGAATCAAATTACGGTTGCCAGGAGCGATGCTTTCTCCTATTAGGTTGCCTCCATAGTATTCTTTGGCATCGTCGCCAAATGAGCCGGGTATGCAAAGACTTTCTGTCGAGTCAGCGATAACCGCGTCGCTCTTCTTGCTGATTCGCCAGGGGCCGGGTGTAAATTTGTGTTTCCTGTTCATCTGTTCTCCTATTTATCACTCCAATAGAGAGGTCGCTTGCCGCTGCGATATTCCTTGACAACTTCTTGATAGCGTGTCATCCACTTCCTGGCGATCTCTTTCTTCTCTTTACAGTAAGCATCTCCACCAGGGTCTATGTGCTCAATCTCGAAGCCACACAGGAATACAGTAGAGTAACCCGCCAGGTGCGCGCGCACTGAGGCCAGGCTGTCATCAAATCCATACTTGTTGCCCTCGTTCTGTATTTGGTACAAGTAGCCAATCTCGTCGAGTAACTTGGAGCTATAGCCTTGTACCGTTCCCATGACATGGTGTACTTTCTCCACCACTAACCAGCGCTGCCCCGGTTGATGGCGTAGCATGTGTAACGTCGAACGCATGGCCCCGGTTCCCCAAGGGCACTCACCCAGGTCTTTCCGTTTCAGGCCACAAATGCCGATAGCCGGGTCACGGTCGAACACATCTTCCATCCAGTCTGCCCAACCAGCCTGAGCAATCGTTACATCATTGTCCATCTTCACTGCGGCCTCGCCAGGATTGCGGTGTTTCCAGGCTTTGTTGATTGCTGCTGCAGTCCCTAAGTTCTCACCGTTTAGTAGCAGGGTAAACGGCAGCTCGTGAGCCATATCCACGTAGATTTGGAGGGTTTCGTCACACGAGCCATTGTCGGAGATGAAGAGCCTATGGCGATTCCAGTCCACCGTCTTCGCCAGTGACCTGAGGGTAGCTAGGGTCATTTTCGAGCGGTTGTTTTCAACGGTATCGTATACCGCAATGGCTATGATTGCCATTATTTTTCTTCTTGACGGACTCGCTGTATCTTCTCTTGCAGCGCGGCGATGATGAACTGCGAGCGGTTCATGTCGTGCTTAGCCGCCTCGATCCGCACTTCTCGATCCAGCCAGGCCGGACATCTAAGTGATACAAATACTGTGTACTCCATCGGTTACACCTCCTGTGATTGATGGTTGTATTGTAACACGGAGCCACGGGGTGTCAAGTGGCTTCTGCGGCAGAATCATATCTGGCTACGCAGGTCAAGCCCTGGTGGGACAGAGCTGCTATTTCGGCGTAGGTACTCCCTGAACTTTCCCCATTCGGCACGCACTTGTGCTGGTGTGGGGATGTCACCTTTTTTACCGCGCCAGTCGTGTTTGCTCCACCAGTCCCTGAACTGTGATAGATCAGAAAGGGCAGCACCAGGAGAAGAGGATAACATTTGTGCTGACTGTTGCACCTGGCGTTTCTGCGGTTCTGTAGCCACGGCGAGGTCTATAGCGCAAGTCTTCGCCAAAGTTGAAAACCAAGAAGCGGGCGCGCGCGGAGCGCGCTCATCTTCTTCTTCAAGGGATTTTCTTAAAGAGTTCTTCTTTGTTTCACCAGGTGAACGAGGTCGTTCACCTGGTGAACGAGGTCGTTCATGAGGTGAACGAGGTGGAGTAGGTTGTTCATTCTGTGAATCAGTGAAGTGATCGTGGTTTAACTGCCAGATGTTCAAAATGGTGATGTAATCATAGAGACCGTTGGGGCCACTTTTTTTCTCAATGTGAATCAGGTCAGCAGCTGCCAATTCCCGCTTGGCCTTTGAGACACTACCGGCAGACATGTTACAGCTACTAGCTAGAGTATTGGTGTTTTGCCAACAGGCACCATTCTCGCCGGCCACGCGCCGGAGGTGAGCATAGAGTCGATAGGCAAATGGAGTAAGAAAATTGAGGTCGTCTACTAAATTAGGTATCATAGTAAAATACGTGCGTGGTGATTCCTCGGGGACTATACGTGTTCTGTCTGTCATTTTGTGTTCCTATTGTATCTCATCGTTATTCTCCCAAGTAGTGCAAAAGCCCCAAGTGAGAGGACGCTCACCTGGGGCTTATAGCTGTTTCGGCGGTTGCGTCCTCAACCGCCTGTATTATACTACACACATCCACGTCCGTCAAGCGGCTGCCCAGTTGGGCTTTTTATCCTGGTGTTCCCACTCTTCAATCAGTAGTCTTAAAGCATGAGCTAGATCAATAACATCATCTGCACTAGACAATGCGATTGCTGCGCCAGTGTATCGAGAGCACAGTAGAGGTGTGCCATCTTCTATCATCAGGTCAATTATGATAGTTAGACGGTATGTCGTATTTACCACGCCATCTCTGCGAGAGCATCTTCTAAAAACTCAATGGCGCGCTTGATGTCAAATTCTATTGTGCCGGTCTCATCTTCCGTACTGTCTTACAGTTTCTCGATGATCTCTTCGAGTTCTTCGTAGTACATCGGTTTTACTCCTATGCCTCAGGATCCATGAAGAGGGCACCGCCGATTGCGAACACGACGTAGAAGAAGAAGGAAACACCAGGCGAAAAAGCCGTCCATTCGCCCAGTGCCACAAAGATAATAATCAACATCAACCACAAACCCAATTTCTCTCTCAGATTCATTATCTCTCCTCCTCTACACAGATTACTAGTCCATTACGATTGCCCCAAACCGTGCCGGGGCCTAAGTGCGTCCAGTTGTACTGGAAGTCTCTAGCATTGCCCAAGAACTTACATACAGGCAAGGAGAAGCAAACATTAGTTGTGACCGCCAGGGAAACAGCCCGTTGTTGCGCTGGTGTTACATGTTTTCTCCACCCATGCCAGCGTCCGGGATGTAACCGCCAGGGAGAATAGCCCCGCTTGACATCGTTGATTAGGGTACAGGCAATAACCTGATCACACTCCTGACACCCAGCCGGGCTTTCGCCAGCCACAATGTGTCCGGCATACCGCTGCCAGGCTGGAGTGGCCCAGTGTGATGCCGATCTGTACGGAGTTGGTTCGTCGATGATGCGGGCACTCACTGGCGTAGACAGTAACAACATCACCAGAACAATAAGGGTTGTTCTCATGGGAAACTTGTCTCAAAGTCGAAGTCGGTCACGTTGTCGAAGATGCCCGCCTCAAACTGGAAATACGATACGTTGTGTAAGGTGTACCCCAGGCGAGAAATGGTATGGACAGGCTTGGCTAAGTATTTGTGCTGATCATCTTTTGTCATGTCGTCCCAGCAACCAGGAACTTCAATGGGGGCAGTGGCAACCCATCGTTTGCGAACACCTTCCTCTTTAACCCAGAAGGTTATTTTTCGTATCGTTATGTCTTCCATGGCTCATTTTCCTTTGGCGGTGGTAGTTCCTCTAGAACTTTTAAGAACTGAGTAATGTTTTCTAAAAGCTCTGGAATATAAGCAGTCCGTTCAATGGGAAAGAAACAATACCGCTGCCAGTCTGGACGACGTCCGATCCTGCCAATTTCATAATCCCCATCATCGTATTTGCCGTAACATACAAATTGATGATTTTTGCTCAAGTCATCCCAGTCTACTCTTTTAAAGTACACTAGGTCGTAATCAGTTTTTATGTTCTTCGTGGTGCTCCCCTTCTTATTGTCGCCGCCGCCTTGCCCTAGGGGGCAGCGGCTTTCTCTCCACGCACTCCACGTTGTATGTCGGCAGACGCTTTCTTTTCTGCTTCGTCCAAGGCGTCAATGTCTAGAGCGGTGGCGCATACCAGAAGCGGGATGAGCACATCTGCTAGTTCTGCCGCAGAACTTTTCTCATCGTCAAGAGAGGTTCTTGTCCATACTTCTTGGTCATCGAAGTAGTGTCTGGCTATTGCTCCTGTTACGCTGATGCTTCGCGCCAGGTATTCGGGCAGGCGGAAACAGCTCGCTAGCTCTGCTATCTCCTCAACAGCTTTGCACATTTGCTTGGCCGCATAAGCAGCAGGCGCAAGACCACCAGGGCCATACCCCCGCTGCGCTACACTCTTGGTGATCTTTTCTTGTACAGGGCGCGCCTGCTTTAAAATATGATCGACGCCCTGCTCCCACAAGGCGTCCTGAAAACCAGCGAGCTCCTTTAACGTCATGGTTCCCCACGCCATATTGTGTAATGCCTGATCTAAATCCATCGCTCATTCCTCCCGTGGTTTGAATCGTGCTACTTGATACGCACGGTCAAAGGCTATATAACCAGCGTCCACCACAATGCTACAAGCATACTCTGGCGGTGTTTCTGGTGGAGCGGCTCTAAAGCGGGGAGAGTACGAGAGGGTGTAGAGTGCCAAGACTTCTTTGCCCACCAAGTAATCTTCCACACAACGTGCCACGAATTCCGGTTCCTCCAACGGATCACACACAGTCTTAGCCCAGGCCCGAGCTCGCTTGTCTTCCGGCAAGTCGTTGACATCCGGGTCCATATCGACATAGCGTGCAAAGTGCGCCTGCAACATCTGTACATCTGTCAGCTTCTTGTTCATAGAATCTCTCCATTTTCAATTGCGGCACGTGTGGCTTCTTCGTCTCCCCACATGCCTCGGTCAACAATCTGTTTCACTATACGCCTCACAAAATGGATGGCGTCGGCTTCGTTGTCTGTCAGTACACTATACCGCATGTGATTCTTGTCGTATCCCCAAAAACCAGCTATTTTGCTACTCCACGTATATCTGGTTGTCACTTTCGCAGTAGCAGAACCATCACGTGCTATATTTACTCTAGTGACATGAACGGTCCGTGGCGGCTCGGGGTCGAGAGGAAGATTGGTCAGGCCCGCATCTTTCTCTAATTCACGATACTTTGCCAAGAACGCGGTTTGCTTTTCTGGTGTAGTGAAACAGGCAACGACACGATAATCCTCATACTCTTCACCATTGTCTACTGCATAAATGGTTTCCATACTATTTCTCCTTCACCAATAGCTTAACAGTTTTGTGTTCTCCTCAATAATGGTGGGTCGATAGCCCTCTAGTACCGCCTCGACACATTTCTCCCAGGAGCGAAAACACTTCGCGCGCTGGAATTTCCCGGCCCTGGTATCGACTGGCAACGCCTTACAGATAAACTCCGGCCAGTCGTCAGTAGCCTCGAAGTGAAGATTCAGTATGTGAATCTCCAGGCGTTCAATACCCGCCCGCTTGATGGCCTTGGTTGCTTTTTTGTGAATCACCCGTTCTCCTTTTTCCTAGGTTCTCACGCGCACCAGGGGGGCGGTGAGGTTATAGTAGAAATGCGCCAGTGCATGTAGCCAGACAACAACGTATTTCTCTTTAGCCCAAGCCAGCAACACCGGTCTATCTACCACTTTCTTGGTGGTACGCGCAGCCAGATCAATTTCTGACATAGCATAGTCTTCTAGCCGAATGAAGTCACCCACGCGGCTTAGCCCAGTGTCCTTAACTGCGCGCCGCTCTGCACGGTTTAGCAGTCTACCTGGCAGAACCTCTTTCTCATACAGTGCCCGCTTGAAATAGGGGATGCTCTTGACACTGCCCCACATCTCAGGGTGCACCAGGTCACGGTATATCCAGTCGATCATACCCACCATTGCTGGTGTTACTTCGTAGCCCAAATTGTACATCAAGCTACTCACCAAATCAACCACACGATGGCGTCGTCTGTCGATATTGAGTGGAGCAAAGCGGTCTCGGTTAAGCATCGCAATCCCAACCCCAATTTGCCCTTCTATATCTATGACTTGCTTAGATTTGTACATTTGCTCTCTCTTGCCACCCATAAGTAGTTGGGTGAAATGTTATCGGCGAACTTAAAGCACAGACCGTTCATGTGCCCTCCATCTTTCAGGGCTGTCTGCCCGGCGCGCAGGTAACACACGTCAGGATCAGCGCCGAATCTACGCCGGTATGCTGCGATAGCTTCAGAGACCGTCTTGACGAAGGCGCCGCTCCCAAAACGACACAGAACCCCACTAGTGTATAGTGGTAAGCTAGCCATCATTCTACTCCAATGCTATTTGTTTTAGCCATCTCGTCAAGTCCGCGTCGGCTTGTAGCCGTCCCCTCTGGTCACGCCGTGCTTGCCAGGCAGCAGTGATGTCGTTATTTTCACCAGGAGAAAAGGTGAATCTATGTTGAACGTCGGCGCCTATTCTCTCGGCGCGGTGGTGGGCATGGTGTTCTCCCTGGTGGTTTTCGTCCCTATCCATGATATGGATAAGAGTGTCGACGTGCTCTGTTACCCAGACACTCCATCGCTCATCCCACACATCGCCCCCACCGAAGGGAGAGATGCAAGGAATTCCCAAGCGCGCTAGCAGAATATTGTCCAGCGGCCCTTCCACCACAAACATGCGGTTCCACTGGTGATTCCGTAGCTGATCCGAGTTAAACAGAGATAACCCCATCGAGCCTGGTTCAACAATGTACTTGAACCGACCGGTTGCCTCCCGGCCCAGCCAGCGCTTCTTGATGCCCAGGCATTTGAGATGTCCGTTTTCCCTGACCAGATTAGGAATGGTCAGTCGTTTTCCTGTAGTCCCCAGGTAAAACCTTTTGGCGGCAGACAGACCAATACCCCTACCACGCAAATAGGTAAGGGTGGGTAGGTCTAGCTGACCGGCGTATTTTAGCACCAGTGCCATAGTGGGTAAGTGATATTCTGCGGCAGAAGTTGTGGGTTTGCTAACCACGAAGCCTTGGTCTATCTGGTCTAGCCAACCCTTCATGCCACCAGTCCTGGCATCTGGCGTACCTGGACAATCAGCACAATGCCAACGAGGACACAGCCAGTTACCACGGTCTGTCCATACAATGAAGCGGTCTTTCCCGCGATTGTGAAATGGACAAGGACAGTGGTACTCGTTATGTGACACGCGCTGGCAGCTAGACAGAAATTGCTCGACAGCAACCATTGCTATTCCCCTGGCGACCCTTCCTGTGTGGTGTCAAGAAGATCGCCAAATCTTTTCATGATCTTTGCGCGAGTCTCGTCGACGCTAATGCACATATGGTCGTCGTCTTCACCAAACGGTGTGTCTATTTTCAGCCGTTCGCAAATGTGGTTATAGCGATCATAGTCTTTAATCTGGCGATACAGTTTCCAGAATGCGCTTTTTGCCTTCCACCGTTTCTCTTCAGCTATGGCCCACTCTTCAACGACTTGCTTGATAAAAGACACCACAATATCTGATAGAAGACCCGGGTCTGTAACGATAAGTTTTCGCAATTCGAAGATTGAAGGATTAAAATTGGGCGCTGCGTAGCTCTTTCCTAGTTCATAATCTAGAGCGTCTTTTACAACTGCCCAGGCCGCCGCATCGGCCAGAATACTTTCCTTGTCTTCTGCTGAAAGAGCGTCCCACAAGTCGTATGTGTTGATCGTGACAAGAATCTTACCTTCGTCGTTGGTGGCGACGGTGATGTTATTCATTGCCGTTCTCCTGGTGATTCATTTTGAGATAGCCAGCCCAGTAACTGCTTTACCAAGACCCAAACCTCATTGGCTGGCAAGACGGAGACCGTCTCATTGGGAAGACCCGCGTTGACGAAGAACGATACGCTGCGTGGGTTCGAGATAGCCACAGTAAGTAAGGAATCATCATGCTCGCCGCCATAGTCTATATTGTAATTTGGGTTTATATCACCAGAATCAACAATCTGGGCCACCTTGCTAAGCAGACTTAGCTTGGTCATTATTGGCCTCACCTTCCCCAAACACCTCCACCATTCCCTGGCGAAAAACATCTGGGTGGTTAACTCGAATCCATTCTATGACATCTTCCAGGGTTTTGTCTTGTGAGTCGGGCCATGCTGGCATGACTAGGGCGGTAGCATTGGCGACATAATCACCAGTGATTAAAATCGGATGGCGCCGCCCCCAAACCGAAATGGTGATATATGACTTGCCGTCGCCGGGCATCTTTATCGCCTGCTCCAAAAACTTGGGATCAATTGCAAAGGTAACTAGCGGTTTGCTTGTGGGGCAGATTTTGGTGGTGTCAGGGAAGACTAGTTTTTCTTCGTCAATACTCAATGTGTGTGGTTTGACAACTTTGCTTATACGTTTTCCGTCATCAATCTGAAACAAATCAGCATCGACGGTATCTAGACACGCCGGGCAGTCTGCCCTGAATAGCACAAAGCCGTCGGCTGCCTCTACTTGTTTGCCGCGTTTGTGAATACATCCAAGGGCCGGTCGTCCCTTGTGTTTGTCTGTTGCGGTTTGTAGCCAGGACAGAATATCTGTCTCTGCTTTGTCGGGCCGAATAATTATATCCATTGCATTCATCCCCCCTTTTTCTCTTGGTGATTTTCTTCTGGTGCTAAATACATATCAATTGGGAATACAAAAACAGTTAAGGTCATCATGCTTCTGTTTCTGTCCACATCATAGCTCTATGGTCAAACATTGCCGCGATAGCACCTGTTTGTCCCATATTCGCAGCACGCACAACTATGTGCCCATAGGGGCCGTACCCTCCCCCGTCCAGTGGATCGCGGTCTAACGATAACCAGACCTGCGATTTTTGTATGCCCATCTTGGTCTCATAGGGCACCCCCTTCACTTCCTGTTGCAAGAGCAGCCCAACGGTTCCTGTTGCCTCGGCGGTGCGCTTGAGCAATTCAGCGTCGTGCCCACGGCCACCCCATGGGCCACCATGGGCTTTCAATGTCTCCGGTGACAGCTCGGCTTTATTGAGATAGTCCACCACGAAGAAATCCATCTTGTGTTTGGTATGCAAGTGCAAGAAGGTACGCACCACTTGCGCCATTGTCCAGCCCGCCGAGTACACCTCGATGAGATTGTTCCCCCAGGACCGTACTTCGTCAATGGTACGCTCGATGATCTTGCGTTTTCCACCAGAGAGCACGGTGGACATCATGTCTCTCATGGAGGGATCAGCCCGCGCACTGCGTGATTGCAGCATGTTGCGCCGCGCCATGCGGCGGTACGACATCATCTTGGGGGTGTCTTCAAAGTGGAAGTAGACACCGCACAGCTTGTTCTTGGTGGCGTTCCAGTCTGCAATTTGAGACGCGAAGCTCGTTTTCCCAATTTTGCTTTCTGCGGTGAGCAAGATCATCCAGCCGGCCATCACCATGGGGATGTATTCATTCAGCTTATTGGTAGGCCAAGTGAAGTGCGTTTTGCCGGTGCGCAAGTTTTCTTGGTCTCGAGCGAACTCTTTACGGAAGGCCAGCGCGTGTTCTGCCGCAGAACCAATGCGGTCTGTTTGATTCATGCGGATCATGGCTACTCGACGGGCCATTTCGCTAACGGCAGCTCCCGGATCATCGGCGGCGGCGGCCTGAGTGATGTCTTCGGCTGCGCCACGCACCTCTTCCAGTTGCGCAAAGTGCAATACTTGTTCGGCATAGACCATGAAAGCATCGCTCTGTGTGTCTGCTATCAGAGTAAGCAGCTTGGGCCACTCAATCAGCTCAGCTGCCAACTGTGGTGTTAGCGATAGCCGCTTGGCGGCATACTTAAGGATTACTTCATAAAGCTTCCGCGAGTGGGGGGCTGTCAACATCTCGGCCTCGATAGGTACTGGCAAAGCAGCTAATCGATTGAGCGGGGCGTCGTTATCCTCACCCTCTCGACGCAAAAAGGAGCTTGCAAATCTAAAGTCAGCTTCCTTTCGCTGCATGGTCGAAGTCCTCTCCCGTGTTGTCGATGAGCTCCATATCGAAGTCATCGATGAGAGCACAAATGTCTTCCACTTTTAGTGACGCCTCAACGGGATACCCGCAGCCAGCGCCCTGTGTACAGATGACATACTTTACGTCATACTCCCTACCGTACTTAGGGCCGAAAACTTGTATGTGGCTTCGCATTGCGAACTTCCTCCTCTTGTCGGGTGATCAGGCAGCGCGTTTCAGATAACCTGCGGTAAATCAGGTTGTTGCGTATCAACAATACCCAATCATCACTAGTGGCTGTTTCCTTGGCGATTTCTTTCACGCCCTGCTCAACATGCTCTATCGCAAGGCCAATCCACCAAGACAATGGCATCCAGCCAAAAACCAGTTTACAAACCAGACGCTTCACGTAAAACACCATCGATAATCTCCATGACATCTAGCAAGTAAAGCATGTCCCCTTTTGCCCGAACTGTTATGGCAGTGGGGTTTTTGTTAAGATAAACGCTGTAGCTAGCGTATCTGCTATACTGCTCTTGTACTATGCTATCGATGCGATCAGAGAGATAAGCAACGTCTCTCTTGCCAGGTAGGTCTGCCAAACTAATCCGCAATTTCAGTTTCATTCTGGCGTTCCTTCCACCTATTGAAAAGCGGGTTATCGATATCTGACTCGCGATGCTCTCGCAGAAACACACTGCTTCGACACAGACACACCAGCGGGCGTGCAGTATACATAAGTCCGCACACATCACAAACTATGGTGGCTTCGTCGTGATTACTAGTGAGTAAGTCCGTTGCCTGTTTCCTTGTGTCGAACATATTCGTACACTCCTTGATTATCAAATCTGACTTGATAAATCTAGTTCTGCAGGCAGAACACGCTTGGACTTGCGTGTGCCCTTGGCTTCTTTTTTCATCCAGTTGATAAGGTGTTGGAGACCAGCCCGTCCCCGGTGTTCTTGTGCCACATACCGCACCATACCACGGATGCGGTCATCGCTAAGCAATGACGCCGCATCCTGAAAGCGGCGCTGCTCGGCAGTGTTGGCAAAGCCGCGTAGTCCTAGCTGCTTTAGGGCCAGGGTCTCGGCTGGCTTCTGCGGCAGAATTACACTTAGCTCTCGCTTGGCCGCTGCTGGCGAGCCGTACAAATCCCGCCAGACCCTACTGTGTAGCCAGACCACTGGCGTTTCACAAACGGGACACTTTTGGTCAGTTTGCGCAATGGATTCACCGCACACGGGGCAGGAATATGTATATTCTCCTACGTAAGTTTGCTGAAAGTGTACCCCGAGATCCTCGATGACGCGTTTTAGGTCAATTTCAATGAAGTTCACCCCATTCTCCAATCGGCGTATTCCCATGCGGGCCAGTAGCCGGATGCGACACTCTTCAATATTTACCTTTCTGCCTGTTGCCAAAACCAACCAAATGTCAAGGTCTTCACTTAGCGCAAACTGCACATCTCTGTCCATGACAGCACTTTCCAGCACCTTGAACGCTATGCGCTGAGACGGTGTTACGTCTCGCATAGCGGCATAGTGCCAGATGCTTGACATCACAGATTAACCTGGACTTCTATCTCTCGTGGGTTGCGAGTATCTTTCTGTGCAGCAATCAGGTTCCACTCGACACTGCCCCCCAGTTTGGATAGTAGTGATTTTGCGTTATCTGGATCGTTCAACAGAATCACAGCAAGGGTAGTTCCATCACGGTGAATGAAGGTGCCCTTGCCGATGGTATCAGCGTAGTGTTTACGATATCGCTCGCGCACTACGTCGCGGTTGCTGGCCCTGGCCGCAACATCAAGAACCTCTTGCACAACCTCGGCTGGTTGCTCATCACGAATCAGACCGCGTAAGTGAGAAAGTACCTCGCGGGTCTTTCCCCACTGGTGAGGAGCTAGCGCTGTGTCTAGTGAAATCTTGTGCCGGTCACAGTAGGGTACTATGTATTCCCCCAGTGTGTTTAGCTCTGACACGGCAGACTCGCTAAGCCCACCGGCGCAGCGCAGAAATGCACGCAGGGAGCTGTACCCATCAGGGTGTGCTTGCCACAGACCAGTTCGCACCAGCTGCATGACAATCCAACCCTGAGCGGCTCGCAGCAGCTGCCGCTGTGACTCGGCCACTCTTAGCATAGTGGCAAGGTATTCTGCTTGTGTAGCAGCATCATCTGTTACGACCCCGTCGTGAGCCGCATACAACTTGTCGGCGGCCAAACTGCCCAGGGCTTCTATGGCTTTACCGCCACCGCTTAGTAACGTGACAAGGTCGTTCATGTGGTTTCCTTGTTTTCTTAGGAGAAATGCATTTCAAGATTGATCTCGAAATCATCCGCCAGGGCGCTAGTGACTAGATGAACTCTTTTCATCAAGCAGTTGCTGTATTCTCGTGCCCATCGTTCCCAAACTTCTCTGGGCGCATTGCTTTTGGGTTCTGTCGGTAACAATTCATGAAACACAACTGTTACTCCTTTTCCGTCATGCAGAAGACGACATGAATTGTCAGAATCAAAAGCACCGTTTTCTTTTTCGCTGCGCATGAAATAACACGGGCCGCTAGGGCCAAAGACGCCGTTTCCCTCTTCAACATCTGTACTGGTCAGAATGCGAGAACCAAAAAAGTTTCTCTTTATAGACATTTTTCCCTTGATTATACGAATATCTACAACGCCATTCTTTCTCGTTACTCTTAATGTGGTCATCTTGATTTCTCCTTTGTCTCTATGGCACAAACAGTGTCGCGCGCACTAGCTGTGCGATAATCTTGGGTTTGTACACCGGCCAAAACAGATAGTTCATGTCTTTATCAAGCGTCTCTCCCATGCGACCCAGAGACACATGGTTTATCGACAGATTGATATATAGATACAAGAGAACACCCGCTGAGGTTTTGATGTGGAGCTCAACAGACAATAAATATGGGTCTTTTTCTACGTCCTCGATAACAAATCCCCAATACTCAAGATACTTGCGAAGACGTTTTACATACTTATTCAAGTTCATCGTAATCTCCTCTTCACCACATCTCCGGTGATTTTTGGGGGAGTAGGTCCGCTAGCCAGGGGAATGTCTGCCAGCGACCTTTCACCTTTTTGGTGGTACACTGCTCAAATTCTGCCAGGTCTTTCAGTCGTGCGGACTTGCCACCAAAGCGTTTGTCTGTGACGGCATTGTCGTTTATCACGGCAAGCAAGTCTGCCCAGTCGGGGATATTCTGTGACAGATTGCCCTTTGGAGCCCCGGTTGCGCGATAGATGAACAACCAGCCCTGTTGTATTTTTCCCTGTTCGTGCAGCACCAGCGCCACCAATGGTAATTCCCCGCGTTTCTTGGCAGCCAGTAGGATGTTTTGCTGGTGTTGCTTCAAGCCATTTAGTGCAAAGGCCTTTTGAAAAGCCTTTACTTCAATCTGTACCGTGACGATATGAGGCTCTCCTCGGATCACCAGGGGAATGGTGCCAGAGAAGTCTACGAATTTAGACTTTTGCCGGAAGTGGTACGTCTCTCCGGTACGCTTGTCTCGCCCGGTACACAGTGCGTCGACATTCTTGTATAGGGTGGCACCTGCTCTTTCCAGGCGGCTCTTGAGCCACTGCTCAGCCTTGCCACCATACCTGCGGGGCGAGGGTCGCTTGACGACGGCATTTCTCTCTTCTGGCGTCAGTAGACGACTCCGGCCCGGTACACCACGTGCTTGCAGTTCTTCAAATGTGGGCAAGGCGGCCACGCGTTCAGCAAGAGTTACCATGTTTCCCTCCTGGTGATGTCTTCTCTTTATGGTACAATGTGCCCATGACGACAAAAACTCAGCTCGATGAATATAACGATACTGTTAAGATAGACCGCTTGTCACAGGTCTATCGGCTACAAGCTTCTGGCATGAGCCTGACCAAAGCATTAGCAGAGGTAGGTATTGCGAAGAACACTTTCTATGCCTGGATTGAGTCTGGCGTGTTAGACCAACACATGCAATCGTTGCGCACCTTTGCTTTACAGCACGTTGGGCAACAAGCGATTGAAGCATTACCTGATATGATTCGAGCACTGGCTATGGAGGCTCAAGAGCCTGATAGTATCCAGGCCAAGAAGCTGCTTTGGGAAATCGCGCGCAGCTTTATCGGCACAGAAACCACCAACGAACCAGCAAGAAGCAATATTCAAGTGTTCGTTCCCCAGTTAGTAGAGTTCAATGTTGCCGAGGGTCGTCCCATCTTGTCCTCTGGCGGTCATCTGATTATTGATGCCACCTCTACAACAACGGGAGATCAAGCATAATGCCTGATCTCCCGCTAAACGCATTTACCACTCGTCCTCGACAGGGGAAGCAGTTTTGACTGGAGCTGGGGCGGCGTCGCTCTTGCCGCCCAAGAACTTCACGGTTTGAGCCGTGACCTCGTAACTCGTGCGAGGGTTGCCGTCTTTCCCCGTCCAAATTTTAGGGCCACCGGTTTCAGGATCGGGAGTCAGTCGACCCTCGACCAAGACCTGACGACCCTTGCTAAGATACTGAGCACAGGGTTCAGCCTGTCCTCTCCAGACAGTTATTCGGAACCAGCTGGTCTCTTCGCCCGGTGTCCCGTCCACGTTTTTCCACTTACGATTAGTTGCCATACTGAAGGTAGTTACGGGAACTCCGTCAGCCGTGAACTTTAGCTGCGGATCTCCCCCCAGGTTACCCACGAGAATAATTTTGCTGTACATGTTACTTCCCTCCTGTGTGATTGACATACTTGACAAACTTGACGCGCTCAAAGTGTATGCTATACTATAGCATATCACAACATTGCAGGAGCGCAATAGATGACTAAAAAACTTCTTGGAACATTCATTTACCATGGCGTTACGATAACCTATGACGGGTACACCGAAAATGGACGTAGCAGACCGATAGTAACCTGCCCGATTTGTGGGCAAAAGCGTCGGGCCCAAAGCGGTTATGGCACTCGATTAAAACGCGGTGATGTCACTGGTAGATGTCATGCTTGCAACTCGAAAATAGTGGGTCAGAACATTGGTAATGCCTTGCGTGGCAAATATAAACGAACCGATGATCAAGTTTTGTCTGGCGGCAGCGTTATCCATTGGGGTGTCCGTGATCCAAGTGCACCCAACCGTGTTAGTGTTACTTGTGGAAGATGTGGAAAAGCCCGCTTTACACAAATCTCGAAAAGCCTTACTGCTCCCAACGCAACCGGTTGGTGTTTACGGTGTACAAATATTGCAAAGGCCAAAAGCGGTGCTGAGCATCCCATGTGGAAAGGTGGTAGAGCCATTGATACTTATGGTTACGTTTGGTTGTTGGTGCGTTTTCTTAGCAAAGACGATCAATCCTTGGCGATCTCCATGATGAATAATGATGGGTATGTGCTAGAGCATCGTCTGGTTATGGCTCGCAAACTAGGACGCCCTTTAACTCACCAAGAGGTTGTCCACCACCTCAACGGCGTGAAGAGCGACAATCGACCCGGTAACCTGGAAGTAGTTTCGAGCGCAAAGCACACAGAGGAACACAAAGTAATAAAAGATCGCTTGCGCGCCGAGATTCTTAGACTGCAAGATATTTTGAGCGCTCACAATATCGAGTTTTAGTTTTTTCTCCTCCTTAAGATTGAATGGATCCCGCAGGCGATAGCCGATGGCCATCCTTGGTTATCTCCATGCCTAAAGCACTTGGGTCCTGCGGGTGCTGCTATTGTACCACGTTTTACAAAACGTGCACCTTGACAGTGATTGCGCGCTGAAACGCACGCGCGGTTTTCAGGTCGGCCACGAATTTATTCATGTTGGACACTGTTGTTCCACGCCATCCCGTCTCTAGTGTGGTCGCACACCTATCATAATTACCATTATCGAATATTACGGCTCGGCTGTCGTATCGCATGGACACCCTTCTAAAGCCCCAGTTGGAGCATAGATAATAACCATTCAGAGATACGTGATCTCCTTTCTTGAACCGGGCCAAGAATTCGGGAGACACCAGAACCAAATGGCGTGGCTCACCCGAGGTTACCAAGATAACCTCGGCACCCGGGTTGGACCGGATGATGTAATTCAAATCGATTTTCCCCACATCGTCTACCGCGAATTTATACATCTAATTCCTCCTTATTTAGTATCTCTGTATCTTAGGATACAGAAAAACAGAAACGTTCCCACGGCGGCAATATCAGCTAGTATAAATGCTGGGCCGGCTGATACGCCGATGTGTAGCAGTAAAAGGAACGTTACCAAAAAGACACAAATAAGAAACACCAGGGCTTGATTAATCTGACTGTCCACTTTACCTCCGTATGTCGTCTTGACACAGACTGTGATCGTGGTAGACTGTGTCTACCTCCTTGGGCAAGCGGGTTTGGTTGCTTCATCAACAGCCAAGCCCGCTTGCTATATAGAGGAGTAAGAAGATCACCAAGAACAGGGGCGCACAGCCCATGTTATCCCCTGGCGATTCCTCTCTCTCACTCTCTATCGCGGCAATGATAAAGTCATCCTCGTAGGGATCATAGTCCATGATCCACCAGTACTTGCTGGAAAGCAGCCTCAAATTCTGCCGCAGAAATACGACGAGATTTGTCGTGGCAGATCGCATTGAGGTGTTTTCCTGTGGTGGTTCCCCAATCATTCTCCCGAATAACCAGGGGCTTATCATCTACTTGGAAGGCCACTAGGTCGTCGTAGCTAAACCAGAGTGTAATCTTTCCAATATTTACTTTCGTGGCATTTACATAATCGTGGCCACGGGAGTAACCGGCAATTTCCACTCTCATCTTACCCTCCTATACCAAAGAAGCCAACCAGAATCTCTTCCAAGAGCTGGCGATCAGCCCCATACAGCTTGATGCCTGTCCCGCAGAACCAATCCAAATACCAGAACTCGATATTGTGTATGGTGAGCTTGTCTTCACACATGAAAATCCTAAACTCTTCCTGCGGCCCTCCCCACGAGAGCTGCCAGCGGCGGTATCCTTCTTGTTGGCCCGAAAATGTATGTGGTTCCACATAATCGAAACACAAGCCATACTCGTCAAGCCTACCCAGATCGCTGTCGTGGGCTTTCGGGTCTTCCTGGTAGAGGTTCCATAGAGTTTCTATGTCACCAAGCCGATCTCTTTTTGATTCTAGCACAATTTCATGGTCACAGGAACTCATCTTGATTCCTCCTGTTTTATGCCCGGGAATTACCGTCTTCGTCCAAAAACGCTGCTGCCACCCGCTGAGTGTGGTGGTCATCAAACATAACAGCAATGCCAGCAACATGACGAGTCTGGAAACCGCCGCCTAGATAGTGGCCTATCACCTCGGCGTCTGCCAGCTCTCCAGTTCTCATGTCTGGCACCTGCACTCGTGTTCCCACGGGATATTTTTTCTCCACCCAGTTCATTCCTTCAATCCTCCTAATTTTTAATAGTCCGGCGGCGCGGAGCCGGACTGAAATGTAAAACCTCGCGCGGGAGGGTGGGGGGCCCTCACCCTCATTCCGCCTAATCGCTCCAGTCCCCCCACGCCTCCACAGCCCAGTCCAGCTCCTGGGACTGGTCACGGCACAAGCGAAATCCCCTGGGCCTTGACCGCTTCCAGATTTTCCCCACTAGGGGAGCGCGCAACGGATGCCACCTTTCAATGACGGATCCGTTGTCCCATTGGCGAAAATGGGCTAGCGCCCTACCGCTTTTTCTTGACACAAGAACATACTCACGCCCAAACCCGCAGAACGGATCTGACAGGGGGCGTGAAAAAACCCTGTATTTTTGTATCCACCCAATCATCGTATTTCTCCTAATTTTTGATAGTCCGGCTCCGCGCCGCCGGACTGAAATGTTTCCCTCGCGCGGGAGGGGTGGGGGTGGGGACGGGGGGAACGTCTAGAGTCCCGACAAAACAGAGAGAGCGCGTGCCCTCTCCATTGTCTCGTGACTTACATAAGCGTTTACACCCTCAACGAGGGTGGAAGGTTCCCGCTCTTGCACGTCCTCCCATAAATCTGCTTGTTCTCTTTCCCACAACTCCTCGTACCACGCACATGCTACGAGCGCGCGATAGAACCCGCGCAACAGGCCACTGGGACGTGCATGGCGCGCCATGAAGTCCAGCACGGCGCCCTGCAATGGGCCGCATTCACCATCGTCGATAATAAGCGGCAGTGGAATATGCCGCCCATTCTCAAAGACGGCACAAATGTAGTATGGATCGTCGGGAAAATCCCCGTCCACATCAATCCACTCGCCATCGCTATTGAACTGTAGACCGCGATAGCCGCTTAAAATGGACAAAACGACCTTCACCGCATACCGCATATCTTCTACTTTGAACATTGTGTCCTCCTAACTAGATTAAGAATGGGAAAATGTGTTATTCCATCCTGTGCCAGTGCTTGGCCTTGCCAGTCTTCTGGTAAAACCGCAACGCATATATAGTGCCTGGTTAATTCTGCATGCAGAATATTCTACGTTCTCACCGTGTGAGAACGCTAGAAACGTTATTGAACTACGTTGACCCGCTTGCGCTGAAAGTAGTTTTTCTCAGCGCGTTGGATACTATGAAGGGATGCACCATGCAAAGCCATTTTGATCGACTCGGCCTGGCTAGGCCAAATCGAGGGGATTGACCGGTGTCCGGTCTTGGTGCGAGTTGCACCAACTCTTCGCACCCAGTCCATAATACGTCGGGTGAGTGTTTCTAGATCGATCTCTTCCTCTGGTGGATTGTAGCTGTTGAAAACAGAGGAAGGAACGCCAAAGGCATCACGCAACACCCCGATAAGTAGGTTGTTGGGACGGCCCACGATCTCTATTACCAGCTGAGGGATCTGGCGATAGAGGACATTGTCTAGATACTCGTCGCCGCCTCGCAGTCTTTCTATAGCCACAAACGCTTTTCCCAAAGTGTCTTGGGCCTCGTGGCCCAGCGCTTCGAGGATCATTTTAACAGGAAGACCCCGCAGCTGTTCCACGAGGGCGTGCACCTCCGGCACACGCATGAAATCGAAGTCGGCCTCACGGTTATAGCGTTCCCCGTGAGTATCTGGGAGCTCACCAAGCTGAAGGGACACCCAGGGCACTGGTCCCTTAGCGGCTTTCTCAGTAGCCGCCCGGAGGTCTACGGACTTGGTGGTGATCTCGCCACCCTTGCTTATGGTGATCGTCGACTTTCCCAAGTCTCCGCTGGTGACTGGGAGGCGTGTGGGACGCGGCATGTCTACACGTTCATGCTCATCAAGCCAAGCCAACATTGCAACGCGGCGGTCAGGGCTGAATTCTTCAATGCCCATAGCCGACGTGTAGCGCTCGATGACCTGCGGTGTGGTGAGATAAAGAGTTTTACCGTCAATCCTGACTTGCCACAGGGCCTCATCGCTGCGCACCTGGTGATCATGCAGAGAGACCTGGTCTTCTAGCCATTCCATGGTCTCCGGTGCGAGATCCGTGAACACTACGCTGCGCTCGTCAGCAGCAGCTACGGCATCGTGACTGCCCCATCCTAGTATCTGGCCCAGCACATAGCGCAGGAAGTAGCCTACACTATCGTAGCCTGGCTGAGGTCGCCATCCGTCCAGGGATTCCGCCAAGCGAAAAAGCAGGTCAGCGCGGCGGTCTGCATAATCCGGTACTGTCCCATAGCGGCGTAGTGCGACAACGTCCACTATGGCTAGCAGTGGTTCCTTCAAGTGTTGGAAGTACTCTGCTCCTGTAGTCATTGAGCCTCCTTATGGCTGTCGTCCCAGCCGTACTGTACAGCTAGCCGGGCGCGGACCCAGGCAAGTGGGCAGTTATCCCACATCCACTCATCCATTTCGGTGGAGAAATTGGTAATGGGTCGATCGTTGGGAGTCTTGAACCCATCCCTAGGATAGAACCGCTTTAGTGCTTCGGGCTTATGAAGTAAGCACCAAGCATGGAATTCATCATACTGTTCCAGTGTCCCGTAAATCTTATCGATGCTAGCCATGTCTTTTACTCCTAGTTATAGTTACTTCTGCGGCAGAATTGCGTTAGCAGCCCTCTTAGCCTGCTCTCGTTTTGTGACGCTTTTAGTCACAGGGCCACCGCCGCATTCAATTACAGTAAGCGTGCTTCCTCAGTCCCGCGCTGCGCTAGGATGTTGGCGCGTTCATTGAACTCATCACCAGAATGTCCTGCAACGTGGAAATAGGAAACTTGGTGATGTTTGTTCTGTATCAGCTCCTCGATTTCACAAGTCGTCTTGATAATCTTTGGCGACTTGCGCTTCCAATTGTCACGTAACCACCCAATAGCATTACGGCTGTCGGTGTGAATGGTGACATTGCAGGGACGGGTTAATGCCGCAAGTCCCTGCTTAATGGCGATTAGCTCCGCCATGTTGTTTGTAGTGGTCGGGAGTGAGCCATGTAACTCCTTTTTGTTGCCGTGCCGGTCCATCAGGATAGCTCCCCAACCACCAGGGCCAGGGTTTCCTGAACACGACCCGTCTGTGTAGATTACTACTGTATCCATTTTAGTCTCCTTTGGCGGCACTTCTGCCGCAGAAGTTAGGGATCACCAAGAACAAGGGGTTATTCCCCTGGTGATTCCCAGTAGTCAATAGGTATGATGCGCCAATAGTAACGGCCCCTCGGGATTTGTCGCTCTTCTGCCTCACTCAGCAACTCAAAGCGTGAGAGTGGCAGTCCCCGCTTGCGTTTGTACTCGTGGGCTTTCTCAAACAACACAGCAATAGACGGTGACGCCCCGTAGGGCACACGGAATATGCTATCGCAATCCCGTCTCAGTAACTCAAGCAGATACATCTTCATTCTTTGGGGTCTCCTAAGCCGGACTCACGCAGAAATCCGGCCAACCCCTTTTCTTGTGTTCTACGAAAAGGGCACCCCTTATATTCATTGCGAATTCGATACAACAAAAGACGTTCTTGATCGTTCGCCTCTTGGACATCGCGGCAAGCGTCGAGGAAGTCATACCCGTCCTCGAAATCCTCGACCTGTGGCATTTTCGCCAGTGTCGCGTTTGCGCGCTTGCGCAACGCGAGAATATGCTCGATGTCAATACGGTACTTGTCTACTAACTCTTGATACTTCCTCATCATAATCCTCCTATGGTTAATGGCATTTCTGCCGCAGAAGTTGCTCCAGAGCTGTTTCTCTGGTGATTCCCCAAGATCAATAGATCCATACCAAGGAACAGGACGAATCTGCCAACAGTATCGATAACCAGGGGTACGGAGGTAGTCATAAGTACATGAACACCCATGCTCATCCGTCTCCTCGAACACGGGAAGTGACTGTCCCATTTCGTAAGCCTGGTTAACCGCCAGGGTCTCCAGCGCTTTCCTGTCAGTGCCAACGCCAAACACCGTGGAGATACCCCCACGAATTCCCTCAAGTAATAGAACTTTCATCATACCCTCCAATTCCGCCGACGAGATGCAGCGGAACGCTTACGCTTAGCCTTGCGGCGTCTACCCTGTATAGAGGAAGCCAAATGCCCAGGGGGACGATGATAGTGTAATCGGCGACGGGGATACGAAGACAGAAAAGGATTTACTCAACCGGGCGCGGTTTTCCAATCGAGACCCTCTTTGTAAAGCATGTCGTCTCCTTTGCGGCCAACTTCTGCCGCAGAACCACTATTCCCTTGGTGATTCCATTAACTCCCAAGCTTTCTTAATCACCCAAGATACAGACACAGGATATACCTTGGTATCAATGGGCTCTAGTACCCTGACCCCACCCACTGAGAAAGTTATAGTATCAAGACTAAACCAAAAAGCGTCTATTGGTCCCCCGTTGTCTATAAGCAACTCAGCAGGTATCTGTGACAACTCGTCCTCGCTCTCGACAAATACATCTATGTCACTGTCCTGCCGTGCAGGATGTGTACTGTACGGTGAACGCGATCCGAATAGAAACACGGTGTCTCTCCTTGGTTATACGTGGAACATACGTACAGGTCTGCCCAATATTGGGCAGGATATTGTACAATTTGTACAAGTGCGAGGGGGAGTAAGACTTTTGTGTACACAATGTATGCACAATGTACACACAACGCACATACAGCCCTAGTTGCCCCCCTGCGCGCCGTAGCGGCGTCGGGGCATGTTCAATACACCTTTGCCGCCTACGCCTCGTGGCGCCCCCTTCTGCTTTGATAGGCGGGGTCTAGGCGCACCACCGTGAGCGCGTCCGAGAGCATATCGTCGACTCGCTGCAGCGGATCGGGGCCACACCAGTCGACAGGACAGACACGCCAGTGAAGCAGGGAGAACCCACGGGTGACGTAGCTGCCGTCGGCGTGAGTCTGATAGACAGCGGAGCGCGGCAGTCCGTTGCTTCTTGCCAGCTCCACACCCCTTTCTGTCAGTGCTTTTCTGCTAGTGCCGACGGCGACTATGGTAGAGAGTCGCCCCTGCACACGTTCTAGAACCAGAATCTTCATCGTATTCTCTCCTTTGCATAGTACCACTACATCTAGTGGGGCAAATCCCAAATAGCCCCAAAAGGCCGTGTTTACACCTGTTTTTGGAAACGGCCCACTAGATGTAGTAGTAAGAATTGCGGCGGCAGCCCTCTTTTTCTGCCGCAGAAGCCAATTTTTATCCCGAATGTTAACAACTCACGAATTGCCAATTTTTGCCGTGGGAGGGCATTGCAGAGGGCGTTACTTTCTGCAACGGATGACGCCCCCAGAGCATTTATGTAAAGCATTTGCGGGCATTTTCTCCACAGAGCTGCAAAAGCCCTACACGTGGAGCCAAGCCCACTTTTTCGGCAATATCGAGGTTGTTAACATTCAAGTTCTGCCGCAGAAGTGGCTACGAGTCCTTCACCAGGCGTTCGAGGAGAGGGCTTGCAACGGCTCTCTCAGACACCACTTCCCTGGCGAGTCTTTCATTCTCCTGGCACACATCGTATAGCTGGCCGGTGAGAGTGGTGACTCTATCATCGGCGGAGACGCGCATCCTCAACAGCCGGTTGCGCATCCAGGACTCCCTGTTCTCTGCATCAAACAGATCGTCCTGGCATTGGATCAGGTCATTCTGGCACTGCTCCAAATCCTCTCTCCATGTTTCCCCGGCGATCTCCTCCACTTCATAGATCACCCAGTCGCAGACGTCGTGCTTCGACACCCAGCTGCCATCCGGCCGTAGCACAAACGGCCTGTATGGGCCCGGGTTGTGTTCCCGTGCCCACGTCATCAATGTTCCCTCTGTAGCTGCGGCGGCCACCACATGGTGGCTGTTGCCGCGCCGGTACTCCAATACGTACATTTTGTCCTCCTTTGACTACAGACTTCTGCGGCAGAAGTTAGCCGCAGTTGGTGACGAGCAGGGTCTTGTAGGGGCGATTCTTCTTGGGGGCAAACACCCACTCTTTAAGGTTCTCGTAGTCGTCTGCCGTAAACTCACTCTGTTCTGTGAGAACAGCTGACGCCTCCTCTAATTCCCTGGTGAGTCTTTCGTTCTTCAGTCGTGCTGTGAGCAGTGCCTCCTGTAGGGTGCCAACCTCATCCTCAGTTTGCTGCGCCCACGCCCTTGCTGCGTACAGTGCTTCGTACACATCTTCTAGTTCATCGGTGACGGTATACAGATCACCAGCGAGAAGGGCGAGGTGGGAATCTGTGGCGTGACGTAGGTTTTCGGCGGTGCGGGCACAGCCTTTCTCAGCGCGAGCAACCTGCTGTGCCCAATAGACATCCGACTTCGCTTTGCGGTTAACTGTGTTGGCGATCACCTTTTCCTGGCGAGCGATCTTGTCGTAAGCATGAGCCAGAAGGCGATCCTTCTCTTTGAGGAAGTCCTCGTATTGCCGGTAGGTATCATACAACTCACCAGCAACATCTTCCACGGCAGGCTTCGACGCCATGTCGGCCTCCATATCGACGGCCACGGCCACGGCTTTTTGGCACTGGTCTAGAGAGTCCATGGCGCTGTCATACATCATCTTCCAATCCATGGCCGGGTAGTGTGTCTTCTCCTTAGGCCACCTCCCACTGGTGATCTCTTCTACTTTGTAGATCAACCAATCGAAGGTATCGTGCTTTGACATCCAGACGCCATCAGGCCGTAGTACAAACGGCCTGTAGTGGTACGGGCCAGGGAGGTGTTCTCGCGCCCACGTTATCAACGGCTCTTTTGTTGTCGAGGCTGCCATCACGTACCGTTTATTGCAGCCACCGATATCGCGCCGGCGTTCTTCTAGTATGTACATTTCGTCTCCTTTTGGTTACAGACTTCTGCCGCAGAATTGCCAGCGGCAGTCCTTCTTACTCCTCAATCGTGAACAGCAACTTACCCAGGGTTACTGTTATGCGCCCCGGGTCTCTTACCAGGGCCAGTGGGCCACGACGGGCCATGGTCGCGTACCCGTCGTTCCCGTCCACTCGCGCACGATCGAGTACCCACTCAGTAATCCCCTGGCGAATTCGCAGGGGTAGTACATAGTTCAATAGGGGTTGCAGCGGCTGGGGACAGGTAGCACTCACTTTCCGGCAGTGGTGAAGCGTGACCACGGCGAGCCGCCGTGCCCACTGCCCGCGCATCTCGTCCATCAAAACAACATCCCACTCCCAGTGGTGGAAGTGGAAATGCCAGCGTGTAACCCCGGTCCAGTCCGGGGCGCCATCTCCGTATACAGTATCGGAGTGGGGCAGATGAAAGAGCAGTTTTCTAACAACAAGCGTCAGCCACCAGCGAAATCTATTCCACATAGAAACCTCCTTACTCCTTGGTGATTCCCTCTCCCCGCTATTATACCACGGAGAGAGGGAAATACTACCGTTCAGAACGGCAGCGGGTACGCCGAACTTAACACTGTCCGGCGACCAACGTTGAAACCGTTGCGCCACATGCCGCTGGCGTCGTCCCATAGCGTCCAGGTAGACAGCGGCCCCCAGCCCTCGACGGTAATGTCCAGAGCGTGAGCTATGTAGCCGCCGCGCAGCTTGCGTAGCCGGTTGGCGAGCCACCAAATCAGGCCGTCTTGTAGTCGGTTCGCCAGCACATTCAACATCATGCACCTCCTTGGTCAAAGGCAATGGCGTCTACCAGTGCCTGACTCTTCACCCAGCGAATCACAGCTGGGTCGACATTCAACACGGCAGTACCGCGTGCATACAGAGCCGTGCGCGCGGCGATCGCCTTTTTCTTCCTGGCGATCTCCTCCTCCATCGCCAGGAGAGAGTTCCCGCCTAATTGCACGCCAGCGCATTTCTGCGCTAGCAATGCTAGGCCGCGCTGTAAAGTCGGGGCCAGCACGGTGTGGCCCTCAGCTCTCACCGTGGTCGCCGTACTGCTTTGAAACGCGATTACCCTCATCGCGCCACCCCCTCGAGGAACTCGTCCTCGTAGTCCAGAGCGACACGCCCGATCTCGTCCTGGGACACATACTCTCCCAGGCTCGAGGCGTCACCGTATTCGCTCACCAAGCCGAACGTCTCCACCACGTGCCCCCCACTATGGCGCTCTCCATCGCGCCGCAGGAAGCGGTAGCCGTGCCGTACTAGCCAATTCACGGCGCTGTCGTAGTCCCACCCCATACGCTGGGGGCGGAACTCGCCAGACCGTGACTCACTAACGCCCAGCAGCTGGGTGCGGCCCGGCTTGAACCACCGCCGAGACCGCAATCTAATTACAACGGGTTTCATCGCACACCTCCTTGGAGTGAAAGCCACCGGGCCGCACAGCTCTCCTCGGCCTCGGCGGACACGGGGGACAGCATGGTGGGGTCGAACACACACAGCTGTCCCTTGTAGTACGCGACGTTGTCGGACCAGAGGTCGAAGACCCCGGCCTCAGCGCCGCGCCGCATAACGTCAAGCCCTCTCGCCGCATCTTCTGGTGAGGGATTAGAGAGAGGGACCACCAGGGGCTGTGAGTACACCCACATACCCCCGGTTTCCCACTCGTCCTCGACCGGCAGCACCGGGATACCGGCGGCTTGTAGCCGCCTGGTGCCCTCGAGAGTGTCTGCGCGGTCAGAGACGTCGCCAACCTTCAGGGCGTGATTGCCATACCTGTACGCCCTGAAGGAGCTGCCCCCACTCAGATAGGGCAGCTGCCCGATCTCGTCGAGCAAAAGATGTTCCATCGCACACCGCCTGTGTGCTGACTGCGCGGTACCGCCGCGCTCGGTAGATAGAACACCAGGGCTATCGCACTTAGCCCTGGTGATCGAACTACTCTTGGTAGCGTGTCACCACGCCACCTTCCTCCAGTGTCTTGACCTCCTCAGGGGTCAAGGTTACTTCACCCCACCCCGTACAACTTGGGGCGGAGTTTTGTGCGTCGAGCACCAGATACTGCACACGGAACCCCTCACGGAGGGCGCTCGGCCCCCCATCAATAACGTCAACCGCCATTTTAACCATAGCCTTCTCAGTCATCTCAAACCTCCTAGTTTTGTAATAGCCCAGCTTACCGCACAGCTGGACTGAAATGACCCCGTGCGGGGGGTGGAGCTTCTTGCTCCCCTCTACCGCCCACCCGCGTGGTGAGCGGCAGAATGGGAATCAGAAGCTTACACTACAGGGGGCGTATAAACCGCACCCCTTGCTTCGTCACTCGTGCCCCAAGGGCATCCTTGGGGAGATCGCCGAGCAGCGCGGGGGCAACATACAGGGCCCCCTGTGCGTCGACCTCGACCCCGCTGAAGTAAATGCGGCGGGGGGCCGAGACCCCCACCTCCGCCGCCACTACGAGATTGTTTATCTCGTAAACTAACACACTGCCGTCATTCGAAACTGCCAAAGCTTTCCTCGTTCCCATCGTACACCTCCTTGGTGTGTTAAATCACCAGCAGGAACGCTGGCGAGTGAACTTCTGCGGCAGAATTACCGCAGGATGGGGGCAGAGGCCCCCGGTACTACTTAGTCTTGATACGTACCTGACACCCCGCCTGCAAGAGCGGGGCGTCAGACGAGTACTGCCACATGTCGAGGCCGGGGTTATACTGCAACCCCTTCTCGGCAATGGCAGTAATCCCGGGGTTAGCGTGGCCGCGACCACGCCCAACTGACAACACCTCCCCCTCGGGGGAGATGTCAACGTCGATCCGCTCTCCTTGCCGGAGACCAAACAGCTTCCCGAAAACAGACATGACTACTACCTCCTTGGTGTTACTTTACTGACCCAATCAAACAACAACAACCGAATGCGGCCAGGCCGGGATTCGAACCCTATACCGAGAACACCTGTTGTGCAGGCGGGCACTGCCACTGGCCCCTTTTCGCTCGGTCGATGCCTGACCACGATGGTGGGGGAGTAACCCCCCACCGGTACAGACTACTCACTTCCCTAAGAGGCGCGTGCAAAGACGCGCCATCTGGGGGTAGCCCTCGCCGCCGCCCTTGGTGCGCTCGCACCACGGCACCAGGGCGTCTTCCGTGCTGCAACCCCTGGCCTCGACTTCCGCCAGGGGGACCTCGCCACGGAGCCAGCGGTCGATCGTACCGCCAGCTCCTGAGCAGCCAGCGACCTTCTCCTCAAGGTTGCTCATTCCCTCGAAGATGTCGCCGACCTCCTCACCAGTGTCGGTGAGGGTCTCGACGAGATCCTCCTCGGTCCCCGTGGTGCCGCTCTCGCCCCCGCAAGCGAGGGACGCGGCCAGCATCACGGCCATCAACACCAATACTACTACCTTCTGCTTCAACGACATATCACACCTCCCAGTGCGATTATACATGGAAACCGCCATGCCGGTGGGACATAACCCTGCCCCTGGGGATGTGGGCTATACAGCCCACTGCACAGCGCTGACCCGTAGGTGGGCCGCAGCTGTGCTGTGTGAGTTAACGATGGTGACCACCCGCCCACGGCGGATGATGGCCACCAGGTAACGCCCAGTTGCCCCGCCAGCCTTGACCTGGTGGTCAGAGCGAGCCAGGACAACGCCGACAGGAGCAGTCGGTCGCTCCTTGAGGGCACGAAACGTGCCCTCGACGACGGCCGGATCGAGCCCGTAGGCCCGGATGCGGGACGCGGCCTTCCCGGAGACTGCATGATGTGTCACAAACATTGCAACACCTCCTTGGTTGTGCGCGGTACCGCCGCGCGTCGGTAGAGCGTTTCTCGCCCTCCACCAGGGCTGGGTGAGATAGCCCCAGTGGAGGATTAGAAACCAAGACATGTGCCCCGTCTGCGCCACATCGACGGGGCGATAGCTCGCATTGGCCGTGGCCGCCAAACCCCCGGACGGGAGTCGAACCCGTCACGCCCGGAAGACCGGGGGTGTTAATTCTTACTCCTCGACCGTGGTGTAGGATACGCCGTGGCGGTCGAGATTCTCTTCCTCTGCCCTGGCCTCTTCCATCGTCAGGCCAGTGTACTCACCGCCGTCAAACTTAACCGTGTACAACATAATCACACCTCCCGGTGCTTGTGCGCGGAAACCGCCGCGCTAACGGTAGAGCGTTTCTCGCTCTCCACTGCTCCCCACCCTATGGTGAGGGGCAGCAGGAGAACTAGAAATCACCGTCGCCAACGTACTCGAACTCGATGAGCTCGAGGTCGTCGGCGATCTCGATGAACCCTTGGTCGAGTTCATCCATTTCTCCTTCCTCGATCACGTCCAGCAGCCTGCCGTCAACGAAAATCCCCAACATTTCACACCTCCTAAGTGTGTAGTACCCCCCCAGGGGGGGGAGGGGGTCTGTGCCCCCGTGAGAAAAAAGACCCCCTATGTTCATAGAGGGCGTAGCGAATGCTACTTAAGACTCTCCTCAAACAATTTGCCATTTCCCCATGTTGGGGCTGGACACACACAGCGCGCCTGGTATAATCAAAGCAAACGCACAGGGGGAGGCATGGCAGACACAGTACGAATAGGGGCGGTGGACTATCGGATCGAGAGCGTCAGAGAGTTGAAGCGGGGGGGCTGTAGACTATGGGGGGACATCAAATACAGTCGTAGCCGCATACGGATAGTAGACAAGTTAGGTCCACAAGCGCGGCGGATCACACTATGGCACGAGATACTACATGGGATACTAACACAGGGGGGGATAGACAAGCACAGCGAGCGGGAGATAGACCTCATAGCACACGGGATAGTGGAAGTATTGCGGGACAACGAATGGATAAGGGGGGCAGAATGATCATCGTAGTAGAGTGGGAAGGAGAAGAAGACGAGGAGCTATTAGAGGACATAGAAGAGATCATACACGACAAGTACCGGATGGCGTATGAGAAGCGGACGAGGAACCACCAGGAAAACAAAGGAAGAGCGGAGTACGTGTTTGAGAAAGCCAGGCCCATGAGCGCATTTCCGCCCTATGAAGTCACATGGGCCACATTTTCGGGCACAACTTCTGCGGCAGAAGAGGAACGATGACTGACTGGCAGGATGCAGGAACGGTAGAAACACTGGGTAACAACGGTATCGTCATACGAACACAAGAGGTGGCTTCTGGGTGCATGATACTTGACGACCTATTCAAGTCGCTAGTCAAGAAATACAAAATACAGATACAGGGAATACAGCACACGTCGGGCTGGAAATGGGGCAAGTACATAATAGTGCAAGAGTTTGACGGCCCGCAAGGAGGACGGAGTGAGTGATCTTATAGTAAAGGTGGATTGGAACGGAAAGCCAGAAGATCAAGAGTGGTTAGCGAAAACATTGGAGTGCCTGTCGCCGCTCTACAAACTGGTTACTTGGCAGGGGTGGCCTAGCCACCCGGAGGACAAAACCACTGTGTGCCTTCTGTTCGACAGGCGATGCAAGGATAGCATATAGTGAAGCGTTTGCAGTCTGACACAGAGGGAGTAGAGTACTGGCAGCCGCGTCTCCATCGCGGGAAGCTACAGCTGTGGTACCGGAACATAGGTGGAGAGGAAGAGAAATTCCTATGGGAAATAGCGGCCTCTGACTTCTGGCGAGTCTTAAAAGACTTTATATGGAGCAACATCAGAGCATGGGTAGCGATCAAGCTACATCCCAAGTGGCTGGTTATGAGGTAGAATGCTTTTCACAGAAGAAGAAACCATCATCATGCAAGCGGCGGCGGACCCCCAGCGCGGGGGCATGGGAGCATTTACCTCCTACTGGTTCTCGCCGGAGAAGGGGATAGCGCGTGACGACCTAGCGGGGAAGCCGCCAGACGAATACGACCCCCCCCTGCAACCTGGTGAGTACGTGCCATGGATACCCCTGCCCTGGCAGATGCTGCTAGCGCACGACACCCGTCGCGAGATCACCGTCATAGGGGCATTTGGATCGAGCAAGACCGTAGGGTTAGCCGCCATTAGCTGCTACTACGCGCTGATGATGCCAGACTTCCGCTTCATGGACGTAGCGCCCAGAGCCTGGCAGGCCAAACAAATGTTCGACGCCGTAAGGCGTGACCTAATACACTGGAAAGAAGACCCTGACAACCCCAGGCGCATAGAGAGATTAGTCAAGCGCATCACCCGCGCCCCGTGGCCTGCGATAGAATTCAAAAACGGCAGCACCCTAGAATTCATGAGTGCTGACCGCAACGCCGAGGGAATACGCAGCTGGTCAGGAGACATGGCCGTCATAGACGAGGCCGGTCTGATGAACGAAGACGACACCGAAGACCTCATGGTCAACCTGGGATCGCGGCTACGTGGCTTCAGCGGCACCAGGGAACGCCTGGGCAAACTAGTAGTCATGGGCAACGCTGACGAATCGGCGTACCTATGGGACAGATTCGACTTAGGAATTGATGAATCGCCACTGAAAGACAAATACCTCTCCATCCTCCTCACCATAGACGACAACCCCTACGTAACCAAGCAACAGAAACAAGACATCGAGCGGCGCATCGTAGACCCAGGCAAGCGTGACCAGTACCTCTACTCCAAGAGACCCCTGCCGCACGGCAAAGAATTTACACCCGCGCTAATCGAGGGGGCCTCCTCGCCAGACCTAGACGACGCCATGAAAAACGGCCTAGACAACAAGCTAAACGGGTACGTTAAAATAACAAGCGGGAAAGGCCTTACACTCACCTGGAAACTACCCTATGTAGAGGGGCACACCTACATTCTGGTGGGCGACCCTGGACAAGGGACACCGCCGAAGCGCAACTCAGGAGTACTGACCGTATTTGACGCAACCGGCTTCCCAGACACACCGGCCACCCTGGCGGCCTTCGACTGGGTAGACGGCAAAGGATCATACTGGCCCTGGGTCTACTCACTAGAGGTTCTACAAGGACAATACAAGCCCCTCTTCACCGGTTTCGACAGCACCGGTCCCCAGAAAGGCTTCGACGAACTAGTCTTTGTCCAGCGCGGGATCAGTGCCGAGGGCATAAACTTCGCGGGGAACAAAATGCAAATGGTAGCCGCGCTCAAGCTACTGATGGGCAACGGCAAAATCCTCATGCCCGAAAGAGACATTCCCCACATCTGGACACAACTCAGCCGCTGGCGGATGCCCGACAAACGCATCAACCAAGACATAGCGAGCGCGCTCTTCATGGCCGCGCACATCATTCACCGACTCTTCTGGTATGCAAAAGAGGGTGAAGAGTGGGAAGAGCTGCCGGACATAATGCTGCTCAAGCGATCGGGCGTGCGTAGTGGCAGACAACGCGCACACAGGCGGCGTCTATGACACCTGAGAGCATAGGGACAATTTTAGTGGCCTTCATTACTGGTGGTGGGGCGCAATGGCTATTAGCCAACGCCAAGAAGAAATCGCTCATCTCGGGCGCCCGCCTAAACACGGCGCAGGGGAAAGCTGCTGAGGTAGCCATGCTCGGTGACGTGATCGACCAGCTCAACACACAAAGAGAAATCGACAAAAAAGAAATGGTAGAACTTCAACAGCGCGTCATGGCCCTCGAGACCCAGTTACACATCACCGTGGGCAAAGTCATCAAACTAGAGGCGGAAATCATTTATTACCAGTCTGTAATAGCCGAGAAAGAAGAGGCCATTGCAAAGCAAGCGCGGCTGATCGAGGCCCTAAGAGAGAGGAACCAATGCGCTACAACGACATCATAGGGACGCCATTGCCGTTAGACAACACCCCATTCTCTAGAGAGTGGGCGCGGCAGCACAGCGCGTACCTGGAATACATAGAGCACTTCGAGGGAGTATGGCTAGACGAGAAAATGGCTGACAACGAAACGTTAGTCTACCCCCTCAAGCTAAACCCCATCAGGCTGGCGGCCATGCTACACGTAGGCTTCCTCTTTGGTGAAGTAACCGACTCGGCCCCCGCCATGGTACCCATGACAGTAGAGAAATGGGGTAGTGGCGAAGAAAACGCTGGTACCACCCAGAAACTAACCAGCATACTCAACCGCATTCTATATGAGAATGACGCTCGCGAGCTAGAGCAGGAAGGAGGCTTGGTAGCGCAGGTATTAGGAGGAGTCGTATTTGGTGAACGTTACGACCCCACCCGCAAACAAGAAGGCAAGCTACCCATAGCTATTGACAGCCCGGGGACAGAATACTTCTTTCCCTACTACTCCACCGGAGAACACTACAAACTTCTGCGCGTCATCATCCAGTACTACATGGATGCAGTGGAGGCACAACAAAGGTATGGTATACTAGACGCCAGAGGCAATGTACTATTTAGAGCAGAGTGGACGAGCGACAGTGCCGAGATCACCATAGATGGCAAGTCGGTGGAGTGGGAAGGACAGGGGCCACCCCCCTTAGGGTGTATCCCATTTACCTACATTCCTCACATCAGAGATGGCGGCTTTTACGGCAGATCGCTCTTTCACAACATGCGTGGCTTGGCAGAGGGCGTCAACGAGCGCTACGCAGACATAGGCGACAAGATTGCAGACGACGCCCGGCAGATACCCTGGGTATCGAACTGCCGCAATCCCGCAGTACGAGACCTGGGGAACGGCGTTCTCATTGGTGATCTTGGTTCCACGCAACCAGGTCAAGACGAACCTCGCATGTACTTTCCTAGCCACAGTGGAGTAACCACAGCGGCGACCCAGTGGGCATCCGATCTCTTGACACTGGCGCGCACCGAAGCAAGTACACCACCTATCGTATATGGACAAGACGAGGGATCACAGCGCAGCGCACTAACCCTGGCGTTGCGCATGATACCACTGATCAAACACATCAACGCAGAAAGAACACATTGGAGCAAAGGACTATCCGAACTCAGCCATCGCATATTACGGCTGTGTGCGGCCAAGGGCATAGAAGGAGTTACACACGCAGAAATACAAGGATTACGCATCTGGCCGGAATGGGCCCCCATCCTACCCCGCGATTCCGAGTCAGAACTAAACCGCATCATATTGCGGCTGAACAACGGGCTAATTACCCCAGAGCAAGCCTTGGTGGCTATGCAAGACGTGCGAGACGTCAAGACCGCTTTGGAGTTAATCAAGAAACATTTGGAGTGGAAAGCCTCGCTCGGCAAACAGACAGAAAACCCTTTCGGGGGGGCTGGCAGCGACGGCGAGCAGGCGCAAGCAGTGCGGCCCACAGAGCCGCGCGTTAATACTAAAGGAGACACAGAGCAATGAGTGAGAACACACAATCGAACAGCACGCCCAACACCACGGTGGTGGACACTGGTCATGAGGGTGGTCAGCAAGACAATAGTCAGGATCAAGTAGCAGAACTGCGACGGCAGCTCGCCAATGCCAAGAAAGCACAGGCTGGCAGCGACCTAAAAGTTACAGAACTGCTCAAGGAACTGGCGGCGGCCAAGCAACTAGCGGCAGACGCACAGGCAGCTGCCCAAGCGCTAACTCTCAAGCATGAAGAGGAAGCGGGAGCTCAGGACAATGCCCTAACGGGAATGCAGGCGCAAATTGCCGCCCTGATTGCAGAAAACGAGGCACGCAAACGGGCCGAGGCCGAGGCCAAGCGAGAAGCGGGAGTAGCCAATCTGGTTGCCACCGAGTTCCCGGACCTCAGCGGCTTAATGGCCCAGGGCGCAATGCCCCAAGCCGCCACGATAGAAGAACTGCGTGCCAAGCTCAGCACAATTCAAGAATTGGTACAAAAGCGAGCGGAGACCCATGTCCAAGAGAAAATCAAGGGCATGCGACCCGCCTTTCCTTCGGCCACTGGGTCTGGTGACGGTGACGTGAAAAGCCTCGAGCGGAAGCTCGAGCAGGCCGCCGCCGCCAAAGACTGGACGCTATACAGCCAGCTAAGCACCCAATGGAGCGACTTACACAAATAACAACTAGATAGGAGAAATATCATGGCAGCTGGAACTTGGGATACCCCCTATGGTACAACCCCATGGGCCTCATTAGATCAGAACAGCCACACCGTGTTTGTTCCCGAGCTATTGAGCAACTACGTCAAGCGGTCCATTTTTTATGGGCTTGTTGACTACAAGGTTGATCTTGGTGCTGCGCGCACCAAGAAAATGACATTCACCCAGCTCATCGAGCCGGAACCGAACATCGCCGAGCTAGACGTGTATGCGCTGCAAGTCCCGTCCCTGTACGTGGATAGCCGCAGCATTGACATCGAGACGAAACGTTATGGTGACAAAGTCATGCTCATGAAATACGATGACTACATCACCTCCTGGATTCAGAATGGTCGTGCTGGTTTGCGAGCAATCATGAACAACCTCTTGGGGCCACACATGGTACTCTCGCTGGACCGGCTAGCCCGAAACGCCTACATTGGCGGACACTTTGCTAGCTTCAGTAATGACAAGGCTGGCTTCTATGCACTCAAGGCGTCTGACACCTTCGAGGAAGGTGTGGCGCGCTCGATCCAGTTGGGCGCGGCCTATTCAGACGCTGAAGAGCAAGACATCTTCTGCTTGACCTCTCCCGCTGCGACCTACGAGCTGAAGAGCCAGACACTGGGGACCGGTGAATGGATCAGCCGCCACCAGTACGCAGAACCTGCTCGCTTGCTCAACTACGAAGTTGGCACCTACGAGGGCGTGCGCTTTGCGCAGAGTAACATCCTGACCCTTTGGAATGTTGGCGAGATCATCAAACAAGCCACCATCGACGCCTCGATTGCCGAGGGTGCTGGTGCGCCCGATCCTGAGACCACCAAGGTTGACGGGGTCTGGCACGTGGGCCAGTTTGCTGCCACTCATGGTGTTTCCTACACTGATGTTACTGGCGTGCTGGCTCCGGGGGATTACGTAACCCTCCACACAACTCGTGCTGCTGCTAACGGTACCCGCGCCACCAAGGACGGTCCGGTTTGGAATGACCCCGTGAACTTGGAGCGGCGCGTCATTTCTGTTGATGGTGGAACCATCACCTTCGACAAACCGATCAGCTCCACCGACTTCCAGACCGACTTGGGTGGTGGCGTCTACGGGTATATCACCCTGGCGCGCCCCGTCCATGCCGCGATCTTCCTCAAGGGGCCGCGCGCGGTCGTGTGTGGTGTTACACAGCCGCCGCAGACCTACGTGCCCCCCGCCTACGACGACACGCTAAGCGTATACCGTTTTGCCTGGGACGCCTTCCTGAAGTATCAGCAGATGTTTACTGAACGCTTCGAGGTCTACTTCTTCGCTGGCTCCTACGTGGCGCCTGGTCACAACAAGGTCGTAACACTCTAATGATAACATGGCTCACACTGAAACAACAAATAAGCGGTGGGTTCCTCAAGGACCCCCTGTACTCGAAATATGATGAGGATCAGCTGCTTTGGGCAGTCAATGACGCCCTGGTTGCTTTAGCCTCCTCTTATGCCGGGGTTGTTTCTGTGAGCGACGTTGTGGGGGATGGGACCACCACGGAGTGGCCCCTTCCCTCCAACGTAGTAGAAGGGCGCGATCGAGGCGTCTTTGGTATCCGTTGGACAGACGGAAAAACCTGGCTGCGTGAACTCGATTACCAGCCCGGGGCCGCCGAGGATTCAACAAATACCTACGCAGTCTGGCCCACCGGAACCATAAACCTCTACGCTGCCCCCAGGTCGGGCACAACCTTCAAACTTTTTTACATAGCCTACTACAACCGTGTAGAGGACGACAACTCAGTCATCGACATCCCAGACTGGGCCTACGAAGCCGTGAAATGCTACGTGGCCGCATCTGTGCTGGCACCGTCTTATGCTCAGCAGGCTTTGCTGGGCAACTACAAAAAGAAACGCGATTCTGGTAATCCGGAGGACAACCCCCAGCTAAGACTTTCGCAGTACTTCCTGAAACGCTACCACACCATTTGCCAGCAACACCCACAGGAACAATACCGCCGCATGGGAGCGCGCCGATGAGTAACACCATCTATCCCCTACTGCACGCACTCAAGATTGGGCTGCGGGATCACATCATCGACAAGTTCGATAATCCGCCTGCAGAATACGTGGACATGCTTACCTACACTAACCAAGTCACTGGTGATTCTACCATTCTCAAACCAGGCATCGTCAAAGTGGGCCGGTTTCAGGATGACCCAACAGATGTTGCCAACACCAATGGAGAAGTGGATGCCGCAGTCTCCATTTATGCTGGCGATCCCGACAGGGAGACATGGCGCAGTAACGCATTTCGGGGAGGCGCCAGCGAGAACGACCTGGGCATAGATGCTCCCATGCGTGAGGTCGGTGGAGCCTACCACTGGTGGGAGCGGCTCTATATCGAGTGGCAGTGCTTCATGATCGGGGCACAGCAGACACAGCTAGAAGCAGATCGCATCGCCACGGTCTTCAAATCGCTTCTGGAAACATACTGCGCATCCAAGAGTGACACCAACCCCCACGGCTGGGACGTAGCCGGACTACGTGACCCCTTAGGCCAGATGGCCCTGGCCGCCCTACTCAGTGAGAGCTTCCATACGGAGAGAGGCGGAGCCTCTGACTGGATTCAAGAAGGAGAACTGTGGGTGCAAGTACTTACCCTAAAACCATAAAGGTCTTAGCCCTTCTCAACAGCGGAGATAAAACAGAACCCTCTGCTGTAGACATATATCGGGTTACATCACCTTTTTCACACATCAACACCAACACCAAAGACATGGTGTGTAAGTGGATGCCCATCGCCGATGCGCTAGCCGACACACGGCTCGTTATGGGACAAGACATTATCGTCTTACCCCGCTACATCGGCAAGACCGGTGACATGATCGACGACTTACGAGCCACGACCGGGGCACAGATCGTGTTTGAGACAGATGACGACTACTCAAACCACTACCGAGAGATTTCGCCGGTGAGCATGGAAGAAATGGCAAGAATGTGTGATTACGCCACCGTTTCCACCAAAGCCCTGGCGAGAATGGTTAAGCTAATCAGCGACACACCCTGTATGGTGTTAGAGAATCACATTGAGTTTGAGATATTTTCCAAGGTTGCACGGCAGACAGAGAAGATGTATGAGGAGACGACTATCATGCTGGTCGGAACCACTACACACTACGACGACTGGCTACCGGCGGCCACGGCTGCTCTGAGGGTTGCAAAACGGCACAGCGACGTTCGCTTGCTGGTAGGCGGGTATCAGCCCGACTACCTACAAGAGGCCACATACATACCGCCAGTGCCCTATGTACAATACCCCTCTTTGATGCGTCAAGCCGATATAGTGCTATGCGCAGTTGACCCCGATGACTACTTCAATAAGTCCAAGAGTGCTATCAAGGCCATCGAGTCATGGTCAGCTGAGCGGCTAGTCGGCAAAGTACCCGGTGGAGCAGCAGTAATTGCTACCCAGGGAACCACGTATGGAGGAGTTGTTCAGAACAACCACAATGGATTATTAGTGAGGCACACGGAAGACTGTTGGGAATCTGCTATAGAAAAACTCCTAGAAAACCGGAGATTGCGGCAGAAGCTCCAACGCGAAGGATACAAAGACGCTCGGAAACACCACAACATTGCCGATGGCTGGCGACAGTGGTACCGAGCATATCAGACGATGAGGAGAAACAAATGAGCGTACTTTCAAGTAAGGGGGTCTTCAGTTTTGGCCCCCAGACAGCAAAGGGGTCTGCTGCAACCACGTGGTATCGTCACAAGATACTACAGGGCGGTATTGGTACTGCCCAGCAAGTGCAGCAGATTCCCCCCGAAGTGGGTGGTGACTACCACCCGACCGGCGCATACAAAGACGGAGCTTTCGGCGCGGGCACAGTGACCCTCTTGCCTCGGCTAGAGAATGTCATTGGTCACTTGCTAGAAGCAGCCGTCGGAGTACACTCGGTGACAGCAGACTGTCCCGAGGCCGGCGTTCTTCGTCATGTGTTTACCACACCTGCGGACGCCATGGACATGCCCTGGCTGGGCATTCGGGCCATGATCCCCAGCGGTGTGGGTCACGATGACAAGGGAGAGCAAATCAACGACGTGCGCGTTTCGCGTATGCGGCTAATCTTTGCCGCACACCAGCTCCTGGTGGCTAACTTCGACTTTGCTGGACGGATTCCTCTACCCAATCAGGACCCCAGCGGCTGGACATACGACAACGCCTACGAAGACGAAACCTCCGTTCCCCTGGCGGCAGTTGCCGGTAACACACTAACGCTGGGAGGGACTCCATACAACGCCGTGAACCTAAGCATTGACTTGGTTAATGCCTACTCCACCCCGCAAGACGAGGCCGTTATCAACAGCCCGTACCCCGACGACATGGTACTGTTGCAGCAGGTGCTGAGCTTTACCTGGACGCACAAATGGGATGACCCAGCTCTCTACGCCTCCATTTATGCAAACGGTGGCACAGAATGGAGTCCGGTGGTTCACAAGACCGCCATGGACGTTGTAATCCAAAGTCCGAACAACATCCCCGGGCAGACCGTTCCCTACCGGTTAGAGATCACGGCCCCATCCGTTAGCTGGGGAGCGCAAGGCCCCCCGATGCTGGCTGGTGGGCAAATGATTGTTCAGCAATACACTGGCACGGCGCAGGTCCTGGCTGGGAGCGACTACATACAATTGCTTCTGGACAACCAGGCCACGACTTACTAGACGGGCCTACAGACGGGGAGGGCGACATCTCCCTCCCCGTCCTCACAAAGGAGACACTATGGTTAAGATTGCAGATTTTCTGCCGCAGAAACGGGAACTCGCTAGCGTCGAAGACACCTGGGTATTAATCAAGCCACCCAGTTACAGTACGGCAATTGCGCGCGCTGCCATCGCCGGCAAGGGTCGCAGTATCAACGTTAGCAGCGAAAGAGTATCAACTAGCCTCGAGGCCAATTTGGCCTACCTCTTTGCCAATGAAATCTGGCTTACCTATCAAGACACCAATCTCGTGGTGGAGATACCCAAGAAGTGGAATGAGGAAGGCGAGGTCTCTGAGTGGGACAAGATCACCTTCGAGCCGCGCGAGGACGAGACAATGCGCAGCTTCATGGACAAGATAGAGAAAATGCCTCTCTCCATCGTGTACGACTGGCACAACCAGGTATGCGATGTTGTACCAGAGTGGCGCATCCCTTTTTAAGAGGCGCGCGTGCGCGCCGCGATGAGGAGATCGCCAAGGAAATAACAAACTACTTGCTCTCTGGTGAGGGAGAGGAGCCAGACACCTATACCATGTACAAGAAAGTAGAGCGCTATGGCCTTCCTCTTGGTGGTGGGTGGGCTGACCAGCCAGAGGCATTCATGCGTGACCTAGACGCTGTACAGACAGCGCTAGACAACGTCGCGTACATTCGTGCTGTCAACGCCAAACAGCAACAGCAGCAGGCCCCCCGGATCAGCGGAGGCAAGAACTATGGGTAGAAGTAACTATTCAGCAGCCGAAATAAATGCGGCTCTTGCCGCCACCACGCGCGAGGATCAAGAGCGTATCTTGAGACAACAAGAGTGGGTATCTACACACGCAAGCGTCGTACAAGACATTCTCGCCGCCAGGAAGGCGCGGATTATATCTCGGCGGGCGAAGGGCGTAAAACAGCCACCAGTTATACCACAGCCGAAGCAACCCGGTGGAGTGCCTAGTGCTCCAGTTCCTTCCCAGGGGGTAACACCACACGAAGTGCCCTTTGGTAGCCCAGAGGCGCTACACGCCGATCCCTGGTTCGGGAGAGTAAAAGCACTCAACCTTGGCGAGCTGGACCCAACGCTCCGTGACAAAATGTACCAAAGCTACATCAGTTTCGGGGGGATCCCCACAAGCAATGTAGCCGAGCAGCTCCAGACCTTATATGGCTCACGACTTGAACCCTACTTCCAGGCGGCGCGCGACTCGCGTGAACAATCAGATGCCCCCTCGAACCGGGGCGACTTAATAAACGAGGCTTTGGGCGGGAGCTCTCAACAAACAGTCGCCGAGGATTACGGGGCCTGGCAAGAAGTTTTGCCCCCAAACCGACTAAGTGACTGGCAGGGCTTGATAGAGAGCAGCCTGCCCAAAGCACGCGAGCTTACTGAGAAGCAGCGCGCGCAAGCCTGGCAGGCATGGGGTCTGGGCGACAGACCCCAAAACGAGGCGCGGGGTGTAATACAGGAAATAGAACGCGGGCAACGACCGCTGCTGCCCATAAACCCCACCAACCTAGCTGCTGAGTTTCGGCGAAATATTGGCGAGCCAGTAGAAACCGACAAATACGGCAATGATATCGTAAAGCCCGGCTGGATACAGGTTGGACGCACACAATACCCAATAGACGTTCTCACGGAATACTACCAGGGCATACATGGCCCTGGTGGTGGGCTGATGTTTAAGGGTGATCCTACTGACCCCGTGATGGGCGCCAAGGCCATGAAACAGATGGGGAACACAATACGCCCCAATGCGGGCTGGGTTCCCGTTGACGCCAGTGGAAAATCATTGCTAGAGCCAGAAGAAATAGGACTTGGTAAAGCGGGACAGCACGACATCGGTATGCGGGTTCATGCCTTCGTTGTCTTTGGCGAAACTGGCGAGAAGGGCCAAATGGCTGTCCGGCCCGGCCTTATTAAGGGCATGAGTACATACAAGACCGTGCGCGTGCCGATTGCGTCTGACATAGACATAGAAAAGCTGTCGCTGGCACGGCCTGGCAGCGTGTGGGAGCAAGGGGACGTATCACTGGCTGGCGGGCTTAGTCCTATAGATTTCGGACTGGGCCGCAAGGTAAGTCAAGTCACGCTTGAGAACATTGGCCTTGTCGCTGGTGAAGAAGGAGACAAATACAAAAACTACCTCACCGCCACACTCAGGCTGTACGCAAACAATGCGCAGACATCACCAGGGAACAAGGGTGGTACATCGCGCCACCAATTATACCCCGACCCAATTTTGGATGAGTTGGGCTTCGAGGCCCTCGTGTCCGCAAAGTACCTCGAGAACGTACCACAAAACTATTTTGCAAACAGACCGGCAGAATTCGCTAGGGCACTTGGCCTTGGGGGAGCCGACGCCACAGAAGAAGAGCTTGCCACACTGGGTAGACAAGCATCCTGGAATGCCGAGACCTCTCAAAGGGCCGCCGACTATTTCTTCAACACAATTCTTCCTCGCGACATGACTGAGATTTTGGTTCCCACAGTCATTCCTGCCAGCCAGCTGTATAGATATGAAAACGTAATAGACCCGTCTCAAGAACCCCTAGATCTTGGCGATGGGAAACTACTAATACAAAGGCGCATGCGTGGCATAGACGCAGAAAATTTCTCGCTCAAGATTCCCATGCGCAGCTACCCCGGAAAAAAGAACTACGTCTCTGACGAGCAGATCAGGGAAATGGCGCGCTATGATACAGAGGGGGCCGCACAGCTGCGCGCACAAGCAGACGCACAGGACGCTGCGCGGATCTCTCTCATAGAAGCAGCGGCCAGAACCGCCGACCCGAAGCTAGAAAGACCTGACCTGGTAGACTTTCGCGGGAAGGATCGCACCACATACGAGAACATCATGGACACCGCTCGCCAGAGAGCTGCCGCCGTGGGTGGGCCATGGAAAAAGGAAATGGGCGAGGAGTACATCCCAGCAGATATCCTAGCCAAGAACTTCTGGGAAGTAGCCGCCGAGTCAGAGATAGGTGGCAAACAAATATACATGGGGGCGGCGGGAGTACTCATGTCTCCGCAGGCCATACTACACCAGATGTCAGGCCAGGGAGCTTTACATGCTGGTGGCACCAGCAGCAAGATGGCAAAGGCCGCATACGACTACTTTGCTAATGTTGACTCAAAAGACAGAGAAATACGCAGTAGAGCAATCAAGTCATCTCTCCTGGCTATTGGGGAACAACAAAAGATGGCCACCAGCCCAAAGGCCATCAAGCAGCTGCACGGGGCCATGCACAGCCCCAACGTATTTAGCGGTATTTTTAGGGCTGACTCTAGCATCGCACCCAATGAAGTTTACTTGCCAGACAAGTTCATTTTCAAAGCACTTGGCGTGACAAGACAAGAAGACAAGGACCGGCTGTTGAAACAAATGCAGAGCGGGTCCGAGGAGAAAATTGGGGCCTACGTGACAGGATATCCTGGCACTGGCAGGGACTTCGAAATCGGCAAGCTGTCCGTGCGCTTTATGAGTCAGTACAAGGGCGAGCAGGCCATGGGGCCAATTGTTAGCCCGCTTCTTGCAGAAGCACTGGGCCGTGACTTCGACCTAGACCCCGCAATGGCTATTCTCACTGGCAAGCTACAGGCTAACCCCGACACGGGCCAGTTCTTTATGAAAGACAGGCCCCAAATAGCATCCGTGACCGACATTACAAGAATGGCACTTGAGATGAGAAAGCGTGGGCGTGGTAGTGAGGTCTTAGACCTCCCTCTTTCTGCGGCAGAAGTGCAAGAAAAGTACAACAACCTGAACGAATTCTCTCAAGAGCAATTAGCCGACGCATCCAAGTCCGCGCTGTTATTGAAACGACTAACGGGTTCAGATTACAACATATTGAAACGACAGCTTGGGCAGCGCACCCAGACCGAGCAGCAGCAAGCCGTTGCCGAGGAGCTACATCAGAACGTATATTCATATCGCCAGGCCAGCAAGGCGATCCCCGATCCCCACCTGGCTGCTGCCGTGGAGATGTTGGCTACCGCCTCTGCCAAGAGGGGATATGGTGAGCGCGTCATCGAGAACGGCAAGCTCACATATCGCTACTCCAAGGGGCGGCCCGCGTCTGTAATGACCATCTTCAAAAACGTCTTCAGGGAACTTACGCAAGCCAAGGGTGCAACTGGCGAATACGTATTCGACACCAACGACCTTGCCTCGCTATTTGCCACAGACAAGAACCAGCAAGCCGTAGCAGAATATGGCGAAGCACTACGCCGCAATCCCAACCTGGCCTTCGAGTACGCGCCTGGCAAAGTGCTCTCTGGCGAGAACTGGCTAGACACAATGCTTAGCACCCCGATGGGGCAAACACTTTTGGGCAAGGTACAAAATACACAATGGCCCAAAACCCCCCGGTCGTGGTTGGGATCCGGCATCTCCAAAGAACAAGAGGTTGCGGTTCAGGAACAAGCCGCGCTTTATCGGGCCATTCAAAAGGAATACAGCAAACAGCCGGTCTCTCCTGCCACCCGTGCCAGGGCAGACATGGTGATTCGGAAACGCCGGGAAGAAGATGAGAAGTACTATGAGCCTTTTTGGACAGAACCCAAGGACAAAGAACGCCCCAATATTCTGCCTAAGGCCGAAATTAACCTAGCCAAGAAACAGAAACCGGCCCCAGCTACTGCACCCGAACAACCCACACGAGAAGCAACCCAAACCGCTCCGTCCGAGAAACAGCCCACGCAAGAGCCAGATTCGACCGCCACGTCCAAACAACCCCCGCGAGAAGCGGCCCAGACTACTCCGTCCGAGAAACAGCCCACACAGAAGTCAGATTCAGTCGCCGCGCCCGGGCCGCAAGCGACACGGAAACCAATCACCGTCACCGAACCACTAGCAATGCCTGAGCCGGGACATCTTCCCCAGGTTCCCCTAGGCATAAATATGGCGCGGGCCTCTGGGGTACACCTGGCGGCCCCGGCCGAGCGATCCACCGAGGCCCCTCCGGCTACCCCAATCAATTTTGCAACACCACCGCAAGAAGAATCACCAGTGGAAGTAAGCGAAGTAAGTGGAATACCCGATCCGGGCCTGACAACACCACCATCGGAGTACGAGCGAGCGTTACAAGACGAGGGGCACGATGCCCCACCACCGATAACGAAAGCACAGCGGGAAGCACGCAGAGTAAAAGCCGCCGGAAATACCGCTGGGACAATTGAGAATCAGCTCCGCTCCGCTGGAATTAATAGCGTCGGAGAGGGGCTAGCTAGCCTGGCCGGACTTCTCGGCAACAATCCCTCCGCCCAAGCAGCGCAGGGGCTAGTCACCTTCAACAAACTCGGCGCAACCGCTGGTGAGCTAATCAAAGCCATCGAGCAGTGGACTGGCGGCATAATTAAGGGCTACGACGCCACCAAAGGCATGACCGAGGAACAGCTCAAGCATATTAGCCTGCTCAAAACAGCGCGTGACACACTCAAGAGAGAAATGTCTGTTTCCAACCTTGCCCTGCAGCAAGAGGGCCTAAAGGAACAAGATATTGCCGCCCTGCAAAAGCGCAATGAGCGAGCAGACATGGCACTCAGCAAACTCAGCAAAGTTATTGCTCCGTGGCTAGATACCGGAATTGCCCAGGCCACCGCGCAAGTAAGCAATGAGAGAGTGGCCGAGATAACCCGGCGCATGATGGGTGGTGGTGGCCCCGGGGACGGTGGTGGTGGCCCCGAGGGTGGCCCCGGCATACTTGGGCAAGCTTGGGCTGGTGCTGGCCGCATAGGGACAAAACTAATGAGCGGGTGGAGCCTGATGCAACTCAACCGCATCTGGGGCCTCACCGGTGGTGCCACAATTGCAGACATGCCCATAGCCGCGCAGCAGGAAATGGCAGCATCCCAGGCGGCCATGGCTGGTCAGCCTGGCGTTTCTGCTCCACTGGGCACTGTGGCGCGCGGGCTGCTGTCTACCCAAGCCAGACAAGCTGCCTATCGAGGCACAGTAGGACGCACTGCCTACCAAGCCTATGGCGGTGGCATGGGTGCCATGACCTCACCCACCATGGGCGGAGCGATGGGCTTGGCCGGTATACCAATTGGATTGGGTGCTGTATCTGGGATAGTCGCTGGTTGGGCCGGGCTACCCGCATGGGGCGGGCTAGCAGCGGCAGGCCCTGTCGGCCTGGCAGTAGGTGGTGCCGCTGCACTCTACGGCGCGGTGAACTACGTACAAGAAGTAAACCGCACGGACCTGACTGCGGCGACCGCGCTAAATAGCACCAACTGGTTTGAGCGAACAGCCGCGCAGGCAACCATGGGGGGGGGGAGCCCCGATGAGCGCATGCGGCAACTTCAAAGCGCGGCAACACACATGTCCCCTGAATACGAATATACTCCGCCCGCCCAGCTCGCCACGGACACGCGCACGGGGCGTGTTCAGCAGCTCGCGGCTCGGATTGCCAGCGGCAAGATGTCTGGTATGGACATCCAAGAACGCACCGCCACCATGCGCAGCTTCTATGCCAACAAAATTGCCGAGGGCGGCGCACTGAACGAGAAACTGGGCTACCTGGGAGAAGAGCAGTTCCTCTCTGGCGCAGGGCAGTACATGGCTTACATAGACGAGACAAACCTGAACACCATGGCTGCCGACCCCATGCTTGAGGCACTGGCGCGTGGCGACGTGAACGCCCAGCAACTAGGCAACCTTTCCCTTGCCTTTGGTGGTAGAGGGACTGACATACAACATGGCTACGGCATAATCGGTGGCGAGAATGGACTTACGCCTACCCAGGCCGCCATAGGCATGACAGTTTCCAACAAGTACATGCAACCGCTCACATTTGGCCCCCACGCCGCCATGAGCCGTAGCGCAGCGGGCGCGCTGTTCGAGAAAATGGGAAGGATGGGGATAGGGGAAGAGGGCACCCGATTCGGCGATCTGTTGACCGCCGCCGCCAGTGGCGACATAGAGACCGTGGCCTGGGCTATGGACCAGAGTGGGCTCGGCGCGATGAAGCCCGCCGAGCTGCCCATGCAGGCAACGTCTGCGGGTCGTATGCTGGCCCTGTACCGGCAGCGCCTCTACCAGACACGACAGCGCGATGAGAGCCGCTCTTATCAGCAAATACAATTTGGTCTACGCCAACAGGGGATAGACCTGTCCTACCAGGGAGCCATGGCCCAGGCAGGCATACAAATGCAACGCCTGCAACTTAGCTACCGGCAGACCATGGGGGACGAACCTGGTACCCCTGATGGTTATGTGGGACGCTTCGGGTGGCGCGAGCAGCAGATGGCCCTACAACAGAGCCAATTCATGAGCAACTGGGCCTTACAAGGGGCCATGATGGGAGAAAACCAGAGCTGGCAACGCACCCAGCAAGCCTGGCAGGGTCAGGCCATAGAGCGCAACTGGCAACGCACCCAGGCACAGCGCGGCTGGGAAGACACCGCGATTGAGCAAGGGCAAGAACGCCAGGGAGTACAGTACGGCTGGCAGATACAAGGACTACAAATCAGCCAGGAAATGGCCGGAATCTCTCGTGCTGGCACGCGGGCCGGCTGGGCCTATGGTGAGGAGCGCGGCGCGCTACAGTTCGGCTGGCAACAAGAGGACATCACCGAGAACATCCGGTATGCCTCAGGCCGCCAGCGTAAGCAGCTAATAACACAACAAGAGCGCACCACCACACTCTACAACATGGAACAGGGCCAGGCGTCTGCCGCCAAGGATCGCCAGGAAGAAATCTGGGACCTAGAAGACAAACGCTTCGACATACGGCGCGAGCAAATAGAACAGCAGCAGAAATGGGCCGAGGAAGACTTTGCCACTAGCAAAGAACACCGCGACGAAAAGCGCAAGTGGGAAGACGAAGATCACAAAACCGCTAAAGACCACCTGAACGAGCAGAAGAAACACACCGAGGCCATCGCCAGCTTGCAAAACAAGCAACACGCGCAATCGCTTGCCAACTACGTGGCTAGCCACTCTCTTCAGATGGCGCAGATGGCAGAAGAGAAGAGGGCATTCACAGAACAGCATGACCTCAACATCAAAGCGGCGGGTATCAGTGCTGGGCTAGCTGCTCAGCAGCGCGACCTGGCCCAAGAAGGCTTGGACGCAGCGATCAAGCACCAGGGAGTCATGAACACACTGGCCGACGCACAGAGCCAGCTTGCTTTTGAGGAAAGCGTGCGGATGCTGCAATGGATCAACTTCATACGCGACAACATTCCTCATCTATTAGAAGACATGGTGCGCAAAGAAATGGCGAACTACACACCAGACCCCATAGAACTACCCGTACACGTAGGACCGAGGTGAACACACAGTGAGCAATAGCTATATCGTGCTAACAGACAGCGTGGGCAACGCATACCGGTTTACGGTCACGCTGAAGGGCTACCGGCCCAGTATGATCAAGTCGGACAAGATCAGCCAGACCATTACCGGCAAGCTCGTGAACCAGATCGGCGTGGTGACTAGGACGTGGATGTACCGGCTGAAAGCTCCTGCCACCGCCACACCGCCCAACGGTACACTGGCGGATCTCAAAGCGCTCTTCACGCTAGACGACCCCAATGGCACACCCAACAACATCATCACGCTCACTGACATCGATGGCAGCTCACACAGCGTGTACTTGGTGGGGGAGTTGACGCCACAGCTACAAAGCTATGACCTATCCACCAGCCCTAGCTACGTAGTACTCAAAATGATGGAAACGACAGCCATATGAGAAACGTAACGCCAGACCAGTTAGCCGCAATGGTGTCGCAGAATACAAAACCAGTATCCCACGTCGTCTTTCGTGATGTGCAAGCGCGCTGGACACTCAAGCACTCGTACACACTAACCAACTACAGCCAGAGCCAGCCCTACGGAGTAGCCCCCTACGCAGCAGTGGACTCATGTTATTACAACGGCTACATCTACAAGGTATGGCGAGACAACAACGTTCCTTATGGACTACGCTGGCTCAAAGTAAATGTCGACACGCTGGCTTCTACCACGGGTTCGTATTCTGTGGGTAGCCACAGTGGCTACAACATTCAAAGAATGTCCCTGGTGAATAACCAGGTTTACTACATGTACGATGACGGCACGCATAACTACATATACGGATACGACATAGATACTGCCACCAACACCAAGGTCAGCAGCGCTGTGTACTGGCCGCAAAAAGTGTCTCTGGCGGTGACAGATGCCACGTCCCCGAACGGACGCAGGCACTATGTATTTGGCCCCGTATCTATCGTTGGCGGTGACAGCTATCGTTTCACCATCCAGTGCGAGTCTGGCACCGGCACCGGCTATGAAACACGCATGACATTACTAAGCTTCATTGTCGACAAGGAATTTATGTATAGCGGCAATGTCACCTGGTTTGACGCGGCCACCTCTGAAGACGGCAGCTACGATGTAGTTATTTTTAACTCTGTCGACGGTGGTTCTCCCAAAGCGATGATAGTAGACATAGACGCTGACGGCACACTTGTCGGCAAGTCGGGCGTCTGGCCCATCATACCAGCAGACATAGTGGACAACTATACCTTCTTCCGGCTGGGTTGGCTCAAGCGCATCGGTGACACATTCTACGCCACGGGCCGGGCCGGACGAGGCGGCAGCACTGGTCTACATGCGCAGTCCTGGGATGTTGTCGTGCGTAGCAAGGATGGGATTCACTGGACCATGGACAGATACCAGTACCTCTCTGAAGACATCGGCCACGGCCCAGTCATGGCTCACACCACAGCAGACCGCATGTTCTTGATGGTGGTCGGCGATCTGTACGAGAGTCCTCAAAACTACCTCTTTGGTGGTGATCCTGCCGTCTCCAAGATAACGGCAACCGCCGGCATCAGGTCTTGGAACTATAACAAGGGTCTAAATGCCGTGGACAGCGGAAGCATCACACTCGATAACACCAACAAGGACTACGACGGCTTGCGACCTGGTTGGTGGGCCTTTCTCTATGGTGGTTTCAACGACGAGGAATTACTGTTGGCTACCATGAGCATCGACACCATCGACACATCTTTTGCCAGCGGGCAAGACCGATGCTCTCTTAGGCTACGTGGTACTGCCATGAAGTCGCTCGCCGACTGGGCCTCAGACCAGGATTGGCAATGGCTCAGTGGGATTCGGCACTACGAAGACTGCGATAACATTGGTGGTCTTTACACCATCAACGGCGAGGCTCTCTCTGCACCACCCGACGAACCGGCGGTAGTTTATAGCGAAGACGGCATGATGAGTAACCCTGCCTTCCTAGAGTATGATGATGTGGGAGTGCATTACAACAAGGCCCGTGGCATTAGTCTCGATCTGACTACAGTAGGCAAAATCACTGGCGACCATTATGTTAGCGCCGACTTCTGCGATTATGGACAGCTGGCTCTCTGTGCTGGTTCAGACGGCTCCGCAGACATTCCACCGGGGTCAAGTTGTGGTGTGCTTACCAATGTGATTGACAAGGATAACTTTTGGGTCTCTGCTTACAACTTCCATGACATCACCCATAAGCTGTGGCAGGTGAAGGCTGGCGTGTGGAGCAACAAGAAAGACATCACCGTACCCTCTGCAGCCGTGACTTGGCGCAACAATCACAAAGACGGCGTAGACGGCGACCCGTATGCCAGAGTCTATTACAACCTCGGCGGACAATACATCACCACAGGCATAATCCTAGGGCCAGATCAACTAGAAACCACCAGAGACTATGGCGACGTTGACAGAGGCACTGACCAGATTACCAGAGAGAGCCTTTTTGTTGGTGATATATTGGCAACGGGCGACACATTTGACAGCGGAAAAGTCGGTGTGATGCTAGCCAACGACATGCCCACTGCCGACATATACATTGCCAAACACCTTTGGCGGCAAGGGATGACCGGAGAAGACAACAAGCTGCAAGACGGCTATATGCGCAGCTTGCATGACTGGACGAAACCATCTGGTGGCTACGACGACGAAACACACGTGCTGTCCGCCGCTGAAAAGGTAAGGACATCTCTCTCTCGTCTGGTGAGCGGAACACGACTGCGAATAGATGACGAAAGCGTCAACCTCTATAACGTCCCGCCAGACGACAGGTCTGGTTGCTACAAGGTGAGCGCCGTGACTGAAACCGAGGTACAAAGCCCGCAGCGACACACACAAAGCGGTGGCGGCGAAGACTGGGCTGCCAGTTACTACATAGCATACATTCTAACCGGAAAATCTCAAGGATGCAGTTGTGTATTCCAGGCAAGTGAGTGGGTGGACAGCCCTAGCCCCGGTTACACCAGATTCTACGATACTGGCTCTGCGGCCCCCGACTTTAGAGATGTGTTTGATGTTGATGATAAATTTGTCATGTTGCCCTGGCCCAACATCGACCGGCCCAACAGAACCGATGCCGCAGGCTATCAGACCATCGAAATGAGAACCGATGGCATAGGCGTCGGAGATGTAATAGTCTACGAACATGAGCAGGAATACAATCTGGACTTTGTAGCCAAAGACCTGGCGGCGAAGGCGGGCGTCCTAGATGTTTGTGGCGCCGCTACAGATGATGACACAGACACCACTTACTCTCAGCAAGTACACATAAATGATGGGCTGGTCAAGACGCACGAGTTCAGGGCCATAGACGAAACAGCACACGTGAACTGGGATGCCAATGTTACCTGGGACGTTGTTATGCACAACGCCGCCAGAGGAACACAGCGCAACCTGATGTTTGCATTTCTGCGGCAGAAGCACGACGCCAAGCTGCTAACCACTGACTTGTTGCCTGGTGCTATTGGCATGATAGTGGATGTAGTGATTGACACACTCCCCTCACCAGTAGCCTGGCACATGTACCTCTACGACACCTATGCTGCTGACGGCCCCATTCTGCGCGACTACACCACCGGTACATTGACCAACGCGTCACTCAAGAACCCCGCCGACGTGCGCGTGGTCAAGCGTGGTCGGCATGTGTCAGTGTATTTCAACAATAGTTACTTGGGTAGTGTAACCTCACGCCCCATCAGCTCAGTATATGCAGCCGAGGCCACCGGGCACGTGTACCACGACGAGGTCTGGAACGGCTCATCGTATCTTCACGTCGGCTCCATCCACGACGTGCTCGCCACAGTGAAAATACTCGAACTCAACGACTATGTAGACAACCTGATTCTAGACCAGCGCATGAGCGCGCAGGCGGGAATGTCTAGACTATTCCAGGACAAACGCATCTATCTATCGGCCACACCAGATGAGACCCTACGCATATCCAGGTTTACCACCCGTGATACCACCGAGACGGCAGGAGATCTATTTCTCGCCAATGACAGAGTGCTGCGTGACCGCGTGCCCACCCATGTGCGCGCCATTGGTGAAGAAGTTAGTGACTACATCGACCACACTGCCGCCGCCGAACGCGGAGTGCTTTTTATGAGCATCAATACACCCACGTTGGAGGAGGAGGAGGCATACCAGGAAGCGCGGCGTCTAGTACTGGACGCGGCGGGCGAAGCTGATACAATGAACCCGAACATGGCAGGTAGACTACACTGGGAACCAGGAGACAAACTACCCATCAGTTACACAGACCTCAAAGGTACCGTGGTAGCTGATGACTACTTGATTGTGGGGCTGAATACGACCCACAACCTCACAGGACTTACCACACAAGCGCGAGTGCGCAGGCTGGTGACATGATAAAACGCTATATACGCCGAGGTATCATCGCCGACATCAACGGCGAAGTAATAGATGTACAGACCAAGGGGTCTGCGCAGACACTACGCAATGTTCCCCTACTGGGCAACCCTGCGTCCCTTTCCATTGGTGATGCAGTGATGCTCCAAGAGTTCCGGGGGCGACTGGTAGCCATGGCCACCAGTAACACCCCTGGTGATGGGGTATACAGCCCGGTCACCAAGACAGTGGCCTCTGGTGGAGAAATAGCCGTGCACGCCATCGATGGCCCATACCACAGCGGCCACCTGGCCCACAGCGCACTCTCTGGTGTGTCTGCCAACCAACACCACAATCAAGTTACCATTGGCGCAGGCGGTCTGTCTGGCAAGCTCTCGCTCTCTACACAAGAGCTCACACTGGCCGCCATCGACCATGCCGATTTGAGCAACATCTCGGCTGATCAGCACGTCGCACACAGCGGCGTCTCTATCTCCACGTCGGGATTGGGATTGTCAGGCGGCGGCTCAATAGACACCTCGCGGACAATCACCCTGAGCAGCAGCAGCGACCCAGGTGCAGCGGCGGCAATCCTCGCCAGCACGAGCGCGGGTGGCCTCACGCTCCAGTCCCTGGCGTTGAACGGCTCCCTGGACATCACTGATGGCGACCTCACGGTGCTGGACGGTGCGGCAACCGTCTTCTTCGTGGACGAGAGCGCACACAACGTGGGCGTGATGACCAACGCACCTGACCCACAATTTGCGCTGGACGTGAACGGCCCAGTACGCGGGCAGTACCTCATCGGGCCGCACGCACTTCAGTTGAGCGACGCTGTGATGATTTGCCATTTTGACGGGTCGTATCCGTTCGAGACAAACTGCGACGTGGACACTGGCGGCCACCTAGGACAAGTCGCCACAGTGAGCGGTGGCGTTATTGGGCGACCAGGAAAATTCGGGAAAGCGGTACAGATTGCAGAATCTGCCACAAACCTTGTTACCAATCCGTCGTTCGAGACCGACCTGAACGGCTGGGAATTTGGTAATAGTTCTGGTGGCAGCCGGGCGCGGAGAGAGACCGATGCTCCCTACGGAGAATACTGTCTTGAGGTCCAGACCGGCGGGGCTGGCTACTGCTACAATACAACCTCAGAGATCACGGTATCCCCTGGCGCGGCATACACCGTCAGCGCATTTATGAAGCAGGCAAGCGGCTCGGGTTATGCGACGCTACGAATTTGGCAGTATGACAGTGCCCATGTTTATATCCCCGCTGGCAATAAGACAGTTACTTTTACTAGTGGCCCTCACGACTGGGAGCGCAAGAATATTTCATTCACAACCGAGGCCGATGCCGCATACGTCAGGATTGTCTTAGAGCAAGGCGATTACAGCGACGATGCTCTGTGCTACTGGGACGCTGTGCAGTTGGAGCCAGGATGCCTCACGCCCTACCTGGACGGCTCGCTTGGTGACGGCCACTCATGGGATAGCACGCCGCACGCCAGTGCCAGCAGCCGGACGGCAAGCACGGTCTATTGGAGTAATCCACTGGATGACAACGCTGGAACATTGACACTCTACTGGCAGCCAGCCACCGACTACGACAGTCAGCCCACCGGCTATCTATTTGACGAAGGCAATCTCGCTGCCTATTATGACAGCAGCGACTACAAAATCAAGTTCACGGACGGTACAAATACCGCACAATCCGCCGCGCTGGATTTTGACGCGCTGGACTGGCTACACCTGGTATTTGTGTGGTCGTCTGCTGGCCTGGCGATCTACGTTGACGGCGTGGCGAACGGCAGCAATGGCACATATACCGCGCCGACGCTGGGAGCCTCCCTGTATCTTGGGAGCACCACCGCTGGGGCAAGTCAGCCCAATGCCCTATTTGACGAATTATTCATTCTTGACCGCGCGCTATCCGCCGTTGGGGCACGCTCCATCTACGAGAGCAACGCGCCGGTGTTTGCGGAGACCTCCATCCGTGCCTGGCGCTCACCAGGGCAGGTGCCCATCCGAGTGAACGAGGAAGGTCTCTGGGGTCGTGACGAGGACGGCAACGCCTCCCTGGGTTGGTCGTCAGTAAGG